AATAAATTCTTGAACAAAAAGCTTAAAAATATTATTCTTACAGAGCATATTATTTAAAATTAAAATTTTATTAGACTTTTATTAAAAAGATTCATATAATCCCATTGTACACTGGATAACTTAGAATCACTAACTAGAAAAAACTATTTTCCTAATCAAGTTTGAGAATCACTCTTATTATCTCATACATAAGGCTGATGAGGCACATATGCGACCTATGTAAGCTCTGCAGAACTCATAGGATTTTTGTACCGAGAACGGGAGTCGAACCCGTACACCCCATTCGGGATACAAGATTTTAAGTCTTGGGCGTCTACCTAATTTCGCCATCTCGGCAACTGCTATTTTCTCTCACGTTAAGATAGCATAGCTGCTAGATATCATTACTTCCTCCGATATCAAGAGAACACGCGACTTAGCATCGTCATGCTAAGTAAATTCATCAAAATGAAAAAACATCAATAACATTATACATCAGACTCTCAATTTGTAATGGTAGTCTCCTCTTAAACTGATTGTACAACTTCCTCTACCGCTGTTGTAGATATAATGTTAACCTAATACTAGTTGTTGTACTAGGATTTTGGATTTATATTGTAAATCCTAAATGGTCTAAAAAGAGAGAGCTACTATGCTTCACTCTCTCATTTGACTGTTGCGAACGTTTCGGCTTTTATTTATACTCGTTTAAGCCCACTTATATTAGATAAACTAATTATAGTGAATCCAGACATTAATTTCTGGTAATCGTCAGGCAACTTTCGAGTTTATGTATATTTAAGATTTAAAACTTTGAATTGTCAAATTATAAAATAACTAATATTGCCAAAAGCGATTGTTTAAACTTCAAAATAATGGATAAAATTATTATTATTGAAGAGTAACTTTCTGAATGTGAGAATAATAGATATTTTACATGAAGGAAGTTGGTCTGACAAATTGACAGTTTTAAAAAGAGTAGAGGATGAATAAAAGGGTGATAATCAACGACTTACACCGATCACTTCATCCTCTACTTCAGTCACAACATGACATTTTGTCAGGTGTTTCTGTCATGTCAATATGTCAAAGAACTATTATTACTATGCAATCGCAGTCAATCTCGGTTAAGATAAATAGTTAAAGCGATCGCGGCAATTACTACAGCTACCCAAGGACCACAAGCCATGACTATTACTGTAGCAATCCATCCAAGCATAATCAAGCCAAAGATTATACCGAGTATTACTTTAATTGCATCCATAATCTTTAATAAAAATGTGGGAAGAGCTCATCACTTCTCTTCCCACGGTCACTAATCATCTAAACTCATCAAATCATCACTAGAGCCTATAAGTCCGATCAAAGACTTATAGACAATGAACACATCGTACAATGTACCACATGTCATACCGTCCTTTTTCAAGGACTCAGAAACTTTCTGGATTACTATATCAGCTATCTGCATTAGCTACATATATTCTACCCATATTAGTTTCTAAACAGTTAAGAGGCCGTACTCACGACCCCTTAACTGTAATTTGGCCGTTACGCATACTCAAGGACGGGTACATCACGTTCCGTCAGTTCATCGGTCATGACACCGTTATCGAACTTACGAACCTTGATCTTCGTCATCTCCTTGCACGTCAGCTTCTTACCGCAGAGTTTAGCTACACGAGCATAATCGCTTGCTTCATTCTGCAATGCCTGACATACAGGACCGACGAACTTGCCCTGATAATCCATGCGACGAAGTGCCGCTACCGAGAAATACCCGAACTCTCCGTTTCGTTTCACTACGATCAGTGTTTCAACTGCATCACTGTTCGGACGAACGGTGCGAGTAAAGGGTTTGATGTCAGCTTCCGTATCAGGAAATTCGATAACTTCGTTCGGTGCAATACCGTAAGTTACAATACCTACACCTTTCTCCTTCAGAAATTCAGGAGATACTTCAGCGACTACACGTCCACCAGGAGCTGCAATCTTCGGCAGATTTTTTACTTCAGAAATCTTCATCTTTTATAAATAAATTAAATTAAACTTCTATGTACTACAATCACGTTTATTTTATACTTGTGATGTACTACGAACTTGTCGGGAGCTTTGGTACCTGTTGGTGGCTTTGGTTGATGGAAAAAAGAAGGAGAGCAGGGATTGCTCCCCACTCTCCAATTATTATGCCAGCTCCTCGAATAACGAGACTGGTTTGAGGTCAAACTCTCCCTCAAGCTTCTCACGGTCCTTGTTGAACCGCTGGAACTTAAAGGACTGGTTCTCCGTGACTTTGAGCCGCTTGCCTGCGAGGAGTTGGGCGACCTCCAACGCATCACCGCAGGTGAGTATGCGCAGATTGAGGTCGTGTTTCTCGCGAATGGCTTCCATGTATTCCGAGCGACCTTCAGGTGCGATTTGGCAACCGCGTTGAAAGGTGCTGAGCGGGAACCAGCGCCACACTCCGTTGATGCAGCAGAGTATCATGAGACCCCGAACGGTAATCTCCTCACCGTCTTTGTTGACGGTCTTAAATTCCTTCCCCTGCTTGATGAGCTGGATATCGAAGTCCTCAAACTCGACCGTATCACCCTTCAACAGCAAGTTCTGGGTGAAGATAGTCTTCGACTTCAAGATTTCGACAGTAACGTCGTCAAATCCCTTGTTGGCTGCATCCTGCAGCATTTCGGCCCTCTTGGCACCTTTTAATTGTTTCATAAACGTGATGAGTTAAAGATGAATGATTGCTACCTTTCAGTAGCTTTTGTTATTTAACCAGTGCTCGAAGTGCTTGTAGCTTAGCTTCGAGTCCTGCAATGTACATCTCAACAATTACATTGAGCGGAGTAGTAACAGTCGATAAAGCTTTTACAGTGTTGTGAGAAATAGCTTCAATAGAAGCTATTTCATCTGCAACACGTTGAGTTCTGTCATCCATAGTAAAAGCTATTAAAGAAAGGGCTCAAAGCCCTTTCTTGATTACACCTGCCCACATATCGCGAGCAACATCCATGAGTGCACGGTCTTCTTCCGTGACCTTGTCGACGTTCTGCAGCTTGAGCGGCTCCTGATAAGTGTAACGAGGTCGAGCAGTGCCACAATTGTGAACATCCGACATAGATTCTGCTTCGATGAGCAGGTTGTGAAAAACAGTCTGTACCATGGTTTGATAGTTTGATGAGTTTCCGAGAAGCACTATTGCTATCTAAATAATATTCAGATATTTTGGTAAAAAGAAAAAAAATCTATCTCGGATTTCTCCGAGATAGATTGAGGTGGTTAGCATCTCCACACGACCTTGCCAGTGTTCCACTCGCGGATGTCGAATGTTACACTCGTAGATTCTTCGTAGCTTCTCTCGCGCTGGATGACATAGTCGTCGTGCTGATAGCTGCTGTTCCTTCTAGCTTCGGCATCTTCCTCGGTCTTGTACCAGCGAGTTTCGATTCGTGTGTAGTTGACAGAGCAGCGAACCGTTCCTTCGAGCAGATTTACGGTAGGCTCGCCCATGAACGAGAGGTTGGTGTAGTTGCTGCGGTTGCAGGTCAGTTCAACCTGGTCTACAGGACGAACCGTGAGTTCTGCAGTGCCAGTGAGGATGGCAAGCGCGTTCTCTCGAGTCTCTTCAGGATGAGCCTGAATGAGAGCTGCTATGTGCTCAGTGAGCTCAGCAGGGTTTGCCGACGAAATGGAAGTAGCGACGATCGATTTGATAAGTGCGATGTTTTTCATAATGGTATTAGATGAAAAAGTTTAACATATAGACAGTTCAGATGCTTTGGTTTCTAAAAATAGAACTTTTGTCAGAAATATTTTACTCGAAATTTTTTTCGGTTTTCCATCTGAAACCCCCAGGGGGAGTTTTAATAGAGTATCCATACGTGTATATAATATATACAATATCCATATGTATACATGATATCTTATAATCCATATGTGTACACAATACATATCTAAAGTACAACCCTTTTCCAAACCAAATAGGGTGGGGGGGGCAACCAGACAGGTATATAGATCTGTTCGAGCGCCTCCGCGAAGCGAGAACATATATAGATAGGTATCTCTCAGGGCATATAAGTGTATCTCCCAGGGCACTTTTTTAAAATAGGTGTATCAAAAACGACACCTTAGTGTATCTCCCAGGGCTATTTTTAAATTGAATATACTATATCAAATTCTTATACACTTTAAATAAATATTGGTATAAATATTTGGTAATATTAAATAAATGTTATATCTTTGTAATATTAAAAATATTAATTTATGGATAATAAAGTACAACACATTCAAGTCCCTCATGATTTGGGGGTTGCAAAAGAAATTAAAATGAATCCTACTGATTATCTCATTTATGGTTATATGAGAAAAAATATGGATAAAGATACATTCCAAACTTTTGTTTCACTAAGAACTCTTGCAGAATTAGCAAGAGTATCTATTAATACAGTGCAAAGTAGTATTAAAAAACTAAATGCAGCAGGTGAAATTAAAATTCTAGAAAAGAAAAAAGGTAGGAGTAATATTTATGAGATTCAAAAATCAGGAAGATATTTTGAAAGATTTACTTACGAGTTTATGGATGCAGAGAATACTACTCCTGAAGAAAAAGGAGTTCTATTAGCAATGCAACAATACACTAGTACAAATGATGGACAATTTGCTATTACAACTAAAACTAATAAAGAACTTGCAGCAAAAATGGACATAAGTACTAAAGTATTAACTAGAGTATTTAGACAATTAGAAGATAAAGGTATTTTAATTACAAGTAGAACATCTGCTTTAGATAAAATATCGGGATTACGTAAATCTGCTAAACTTATTGATTTATCTTTAGTATGTCAAGCAATATTATTTGTAAATCAAAAAGTAGATCAACATTCAGAACAGATTGAAAAACATTCAGAAGATATTAAAAATCTACGTAAGGAAATTATGAAATTAAAACAAGAAAATGAAAAACTTCTAAGTAGATTAAATACTAATTCTGATTTTAATTTTGCATAATATGGACACAACAAATATGACTATAACAGATATATCATCCATTACAGGACCAATAGGAATAGTAGGAGCATCTAGACAAACAGGTCCTTCAAGTATAACTACAACACCTAATCCATATATAGGTACTGCAACTACTATGGCAAACTCAGCAAGTACTACAATAACTAATCTAAAAAACGAGTTAGAACAAAGAATTGCAGCTTTAGAAAGCGTAACAAGTTATTTATTATCTAAAGTTTCTGAATTAGAAAATAAAGTAGATAATTTAACATCTAGAATTTCTGAATTAGAGAATCCAAATCGTTGTAAATTAGATCCAGAAATAGGTGCTGTAATTTGTGATTTATAAAAATAATGTATATATTTGCAAAATAATATAAAACAATTATTATGAACGATATCACATACAGACCATTCATACGAGATAGTGCTTTAGGAGATATTAATATTCAAATTCCAAATCTTGAAATACCTGTATATAAACCCAGATATTCTCAACCTTTAGAAGATGATACAGAGACAGAAGTACAATCTCAAGTAGAAGAGATAAGAAATCCAGAACCAATAGTTCAAGAAACTACAGTTCATAAATTCAATTCTAAAAAGGATTTCAAAGATACAATGCTTCCTATTTATGAAAGATTATTAAAATCAAAAGGTTTAAATCCTGCATTTGCTAAATCATTAGTAGCACAAGACGGATTAGAATCAGCTTGAGGTTCTAAACCTGCAGGATTATACAATTTTGGAGGTATTAAAGGAAAGGGAACAACTAAACGAACTAGAGAAGTTATTAATGGTAAGGATGTTTATATAAATGATCAATTTAGAAATTTCAAATCACTTGAAGATTATGCAAATTTTAAAATTGATCTATTAAATAATAAACGTTATAAAGCATTCTCTGGAGATATAAAAGAGTTTGCAAATAGAGTTCATAGAGGAGGATATGCTACAGATCCAAGATATGCAAATATTTTAAATCAAGTTATAGCTTCTGCTAAACATGGAGGAGTATTAAAATTTCAACAAGGAGGAATTCAAGAAGGAAAACAGTGGCTTGAAGATTGATATAAATCACGTAAAGGTTTAGTAAAACAAAATGTTAAACAAGTTCTACCAATTCCTCTCCCTGTAACTGAATCTTTAGTATTTAATGCACTTAAAAGAAATTTAGATCTTATTAGAGCAAAGATAAATCCTAGTAAAGTTCCTGATAATGCTTCAGGAGTTTATTATCCGTTTGGTAGAAGAATATTTTTAACAGATGGATCAACTAGTACTGCAATTCATGAATGAACTCATAGTAGTTTACCTGATGCACAAGAGAAAGTAATTAAGAAGTATCAAGATAATTTCGGAGATACAGTATATGATAATAAAACAATTGCTCCTGATGAATATTTAGATAATCCTCAGGAAATTTATGCTAGATTAATGCAATTAAGATATAGTATTAATGCAGATCCTAATCATAAATTTACTAAAGAAGAAATACAGAATATTAAGAAGGAACATTTAGATCATTATACTCTTACAAATAGACTTAAAAATTCAGAAGGCAAAGGTAGTTTCTCAGTATCACAGTTTGATAAAGATGGAAAGATAATTCAATTAGAACCATTTAATCCTGAATATAAAATTGTACCTGAAGAGTCTACAGTTACTCCACATTATAATAAAGAGAATACATATAATTTATTGAATAGATATAGTGATGATTTCTTACTTTATTTATTTAATAATGTGGCTCAAGCGCCTACTAAAAAGAAGGATGCCACATTATATGCTCAGTTAGGGTTAAAACTTCCAGGTTTTCAAAATTCAATACAAGTAACAGATAATGAACGAAAACCAAACCTTAGTTATCCCGTAAATACTGAATATGGAGATTATATTCCAAATAGTAATTATCCTAATTTAGATTACTATCACAAGTTTGGACAAACTGATAATAAATTTAAAGAACTTGCAGAAATTCTTAAGCCTATATTTGTACAAGTATTAAAAGAAAAAAATTTGCCATTAACTCAGGTAGATAATTTAGTTAGACAAGCTGCTCTTGAAAGTCAATACGGACTTGATCCAAGAGGATCAAGAGGTTTTAATCTTGGAGGAATAAAATGGAATAATAACCAAACAGATAGAGAATGAACAAAGCATAAAGATGGAGAAAAATATATAGACTTTGAAAATCTATATGATTATGCACAATATAAAGTAGATTTACTAAATTCTAGATATAATGCACTAACCGCTACTAGCACAAATGATTTTGTAGATAGACTTCATGGAAACAATGATACTAACTCTAATTATAGTCAAGGTAAAGATAATTATATAAGAACTTTAAATCGAACAACTTCACTTAATAAATATCTTTCAAATAATGGACAATAAGTTATATGATAAAGTAATAACAAAACTGCAAGATAAAGATACTCCAAAAATTGAATTAAAAGATTATGGTTTTTATAAAAATGCAGCTGTAACTTTTATTAAAGATTCAAAAGTATATTATGCAGTTTTAAATAATGGATCTAATGGTAGTGAAAACTCTATATTAAATCCAATGAAAGAAGTAGTTTCAATTATGGAACTATTAAAACAAGAACATGAAGAAATAGATGATGTTACACTTTGTGACGTGTTCATTGATATTCCAGATGATGTTTATACTTGAGTATTTGTAATATACTTAAAATAAACTTTTAAATTAATAAATATATAAATACATGTTTGCATTAAGAAAAATTACAGGTAATGGAAGTGAATTAAATTTCGACTTAGGAGACTATTATGTTTTAATTACAAAAGAACGTTCTCCAGAAGAATTTGAAGATAAAATGAAAGACCATCCTAGTTATGATGAGGCTTATGCTTTTATTTGCTGGAAAGATGGAGTATTACCATTATATAAAGAACAACAAAACTATATTGTTTCTGGAAATGGAACAACTTATAGTAACTTAACATATAAATAATTATGAAAACAATGACTTGAAAAACAAAATTAATTATTGCTGCAATCGTAATTGCTTTAGTATTAGCAGGTTGTGGTATCGTATCAGCTATGAGCTTTGGAAGTCTTTTGCTGGCTTTAACTAGCTTTGTAGTAGGAGCTGCCTGTGGATGGTATGCAAAAAATATTTATGATAAGTATTTTAAAGATAAGTAATGAAAATATATAAAATATTCTACATATTAGGATTAATGTTTATGACATTATTCTTTTTAAGTACGCTAAACTCAGTAACTCCAATCTATGCGTTACTGAGTTTAGTATCTTTTATAATTAGTGCAAAATATTATAAAGAAAATGATTAAACAGTTTATAACGCAGAATATTGCGAGTGGGGGGGGGGTTAACTTCAAAATTAATTTTCAAGGAAATATTTTAGCAGTTAAATATGGAACTGAATTAGAATTCTATGTTGGAAGTACTACCACTCCATATAAAGTTAAACAATGGGTTGGGGCATTAACTACAAATACTCTTATACTCCCTTCATGATATGTTAATGATCCTAATGGTTGAGGCTTTATTTTACATATTGTAAGTAGTGAACTTGCATTAGATATGCCTAGAAAATATTATTTTAAAGCATATGTAGATGGAACATATATAGGAGACGCTACTGCAGATAGTATTAATGGCGGGTTGTCTTTTGCAGGAATATATTCAGGTTCATGTAAAACAATTGAACTTATATGAACTATACTTCCTACAAATATTATATCACTTAGATATGACAAATATACTCCAGGAACTTGAACAATGAGTACTAGTGTGTTAGCTAAATACCCATTAGCTTCCGATTTAAGCTTAAGTGTAAGATATAGTGAAGGAGAAGGTACCAGTCCTATAGCTACATGGTCTATGTCAAAAGGTTCCACGAGTTTACAGAACAAAACCATTGCATTATTTGGAAAATCTCCAAAATGTTTAATAATTAATCCATTACCAGCATATGATAGTACATATGTTTATGCTCATAATCCGTATTCAAACTATGTATGTTTTAATATAGATGATTGTCCAATGTATAAGGATGATCTTGGATATGAAACATGAATGGATGTTGCAACAGCATTATGGGGAGGTGTAAGCACAAAGAATGGATGGCCTGATATAACTATGACTACAGAACATGATGAGATGGCCCCACTTAAATATCTATCAGATGATGCAAAAACTTTACTGTTTATGTGGGCTCCAGAAAGTATGATTTCGATTAAGCAAATAAAAACTTTAATGTGGGAAGATACAAAATATCCTGGAGGTACCCAATATATTTATTACTACCCAGATTATCCTAGAGCAGAATTAGGAGAAGAAATTGTAAATAAAGGAATCTTCTTATCCTTAGATTTAAATAAAGCAACTATGGAACCTGCTAAATGAAGAGGACCAATAGATTAAACAAAAAAGGAACCCAATTGGGTTCCTTTTGTTTTAAGTTCTCATTTCTACACTAAATACTTCGAAATTAATCTCTACGTTGTTGCAATAAATGTAGCACCAACAGAATATACTGTAGTATCATTAAGAGTAGCTATATCTTGTGCAAATAGTTTAGCATTATTTCCAAGATCTTCTGATTCTGTAAATATCATAAAGAATCCTTCATTTGAATAATTTATAAGGTTCTGTATACATGTGTAAGAACTTGCATCACTAATTACAAAATGACATGTAGAAGAACCTGCTCTTATCATTAGGTCAGACTCACCTATTCATTGATCCCAATCTGCAGGCATTATAACACATTCTTCTGAATATTTATCTCCCTGTATAAAAGTAAATGATGCAAATGCTGCTAAAGAAGAATTCTTTGGATTTCCACTAAGGCCATTAATGCCATTAAATAAATCTACAGGAGTATCTAATTCTTGTATAACAGAGTCTCCTGTAAAAAGAAAATTTCTAAATTCAGAATCAGGAAATTCTGTTATATTAAAAGCAATCGGATATCCAAAAATGCCTCAACTTCTTTGAATCTCTTCTATAACATTAACATTATAAGGTGCTGCAACTGCAGTTAATGTATTATAATTTCCTGAAGAATCTAAATCTGTAGGTTTTGCTAATTGTAATATGGCATGGAACTCATCATTACCCTCATGATACGTGCAGGTAGCTACTAACACTATACTTTCAGGAAATGGTGCTAATTTAATCTTGTTTATATTTTGTGATATAAATGTTTTCGTTTTCTTTTATTTTTGTTTCTTGTTCAAATTCAAGAATTTTACTATAAAACTCAAAAAAGAATTCTTCGAGTGTTATCTTGGAATTCCTTTTTGCATTTTCTAATAAATCATTCATAGTTATTACCGTTTAGGAACTCCTCCAAACTTATCAGCTTGATTTTCTGGCCAAACTGAATAATAACTTTTAGCTCTAAGTTTAGCACTAATTCTTCTAAGACCTACTCAGCAAATACTGCATAAACCAGGGCCAGGTAAATAAAGCCATCCTCATCTAATACTCTGTCTTGTGTGGCCTCATTCATGATCTTTAATGCTGTTTCTATTATATTTTCTAGCAGATTCTCCCATTAGGATATATAATCCTAATGAAATACCTCCAGGAAAGTCACCAGCATAAATTGGAATTCCTTTATATGTTTCTTTATACTCTACATTATAGAGTTTGGTTAAGATGAGACCTAGGAGACACTGAGGGAACTCCCAGATCCATCTTAATAGTTTAATATATCATTTCATATGTTATGCTTTAAAAAAGTATAGTTTTTTCCCATGTGTATTTGGAGAAATATCAATGTGTAATCAAGAGATTTCACCTTTATTGTCTCATTTTTCTACTCGTATAGGATACCTAAGTTTATCTTGATTATTTTCGAGGATTTCTCGCATCTCTTTAGCAGTTAATTTAGTTGATATTAAATCAAACGCTTGACCTTTATAATGATAGCCTGTAGGAGTACCAACTCCACATCCAGGTTCTCTATAACCACTATAATTTCTAGATCCTCCTGCGTATCAATTGTTACATATAAGAGGAACATTTAGAATTTCTCTAACATTCTCTAAAGCTTCAAGAGCTTTTGGATCTAGAAATTTTATAGCATCATCACCATATTGATTGTATATTTTAGATGATACTAATTCTTTTACTTGAAAATATTTATTTGCTTGCATATTAATTAGTACATGGATTATATAAGCATGCTCATGCATGTCCTATAAAAATCTTATTTCTAATATAATTATCTTCAATTTTATCTAACATTGTATAAAGCTCTGAAATTTTATATAATCAATGCTCTCCTTTATTTGAAGATTTTATAATTAAAGGAGTAAAGTTAAGTTCTTTAGATATAGAGGCCACTATTTTGTTTGCATTCTCAGAATATTCATCAGCATCATATAAACCATAAAAATCTTCATTTATAATAATATCTTTTAGCTGAGGTTTAATTCCAAAAACTTTAAACCGCTCTCACTCTATCTGAGATAAAAATCCAGAGGACAATCTTTTTGAAACAGTATCAATATATACTCTAGCGTAGTATTCTTCTGCAACTTTGATTATATCTGGCATAGTTTCTTTTAATGATTCAAATGAACCAAAAAATAAATCTTTACAGATTCTTTTTTGAGTAGAATGACCATCTTTCAATCTTGAAAGAATTATTACTCTTACATAATAATCTTTTTCAAAGTGAAGAATAGGTTTTAATATCTCTAAATTATTTATCATTATTGAAGGTATGTGTTAATATTATATATGAGATAATCTCCTACCAGATTTTCGTCTATATAATTTGAAGCTTCATTTACTGCAGTTTGTTCAGTTATAATAGGTATTCTTATCTGTTCAACTGCACTAAGTATAGTATCTATTTCCCCTGCAAAATAATAAGAAAGTACTGCATAACTTACTCCCATATACATATTAGAAGCCATTCCATCTTTATCTACACATCTTAAATCAAGTTGAGGTCTTGTCATACTAGAAACTAAATCTACACGTTTAGCTCAATTAGTTTGTAGTTTACTTATATATGGATTGCTATTTGCATTAAATTCTAAAGTCATAGGATTGTTTACTACTAATATTCCTACACTTGAATTATATAAATCTGCTTTAAACATTCCTTGATAACTTCCAAACTGACTATTATCCATATAAAGATTAGTGTTTACTGCAATATATTCTCCTGACGTAGAAAACCCTGTGGGAGCTATATAATCGTATTTTGGATTAGGGTTACATATTTCAATAGTTGCAGAATTAAACGTCATACGTTCTAATGAAGATATTGGAAACGATAAGTTTACAGGTATAGCAAAATTCTTATGATCGAAACCAATACCTGTATCTTCTATTGTTCCCACAGATACAGTATAGTTTACAGGTATTGGAATATCAACTCCCAAATAAGTAAATGTTAAATTTACAGTTATTTTAAAATATTGTTCTTGATCATCATAATCTAAAGGATAATTAAATGAAACCCCAAATAAGTAATTAGCCGTGCGTAAGGGGTCAATATTTGAATCTGTAATTTTTGGAACTGTATAATTTGGGCCATAAAAATAAAAATAAGACTTATTTATTTTTTTACCCCCCCCCTGTTTTGAAAGATAAATTGTTTTATCATACCTTTATTTTTTACCCTTATTTCACTTAGCAGCATTCTGAGCAAATATAGCACGCTTTCTAGTTACAGGATTTTTACTATGTGTTAATTCTTCAGTAGTTTTACCTGTCTTCTTTTTAGTAGCATTAAATTTACCTCTATTTTCTGGTTTAATATGGATCTTACTTCCATTCTTCATCATTTCAAGATAACCTAACATAATATTATCTAGATTACCTTTTTCATCTGCAGGTTTACTATATGCCTGCGCAATTTTGTTTAAAATTTCATCGTTATATTTCATAATTATAATATTAATAATTGAATATGCACATTATTTGTGCAAATATAGTTATTTATTTATTTAAATACAAACATTTTACTGATTTATTTGGATATACAAAAAAATTATTATATATTTGCATCATCCAAATAAAATTATACAATAATTTAAAGAATTAGATATGGCTAAGAAACAACACGATTTAAGCTCAGGACTCTCATGACTGGGGACTATCCTACAGTATATTAGAGATTATGGAGTATGTAGTATCTTTAAAGCCTTAATCATCATGTTTATGTTAAGTATTACTTTGAGAATATGTTATGATCCAACATTTTTATTTGATAAGTATTCAGAATATATGAGTCAGAAACATTCACAAGAATTGTTAAATAGGATTGATGATGATAAGAAAGTTAAAGATCTACTTCCAAGACTATTATATATGTCAGGTGCAGATAGAGTATGAGTAATACAATATCACAATGGTATTTCTGATTGATTATATGGTTCTATGCGATTTGAGTTATGTGGAGAAAACGCACACTCAATCAAAGAACAATATGATAATTTTCATCTTAGTTGATTAAATCTTCCTGATTATTTAAAAACACATAATCAGTTTATCGGTAACTTAACTACTTTAGAACAAATAGATCATGTAACGTATGATCGATTTGGAAAAAATAATGTAGAATATTTAGCATGTACTCTACTAAAAGATGATACTGGAACTCCAACAGGAATTTTAGGATTCACTTGAGAAAAAGAAAACGAAGTAGGATATGAAGATAGTACTATTAAAGAGAATTTAATTAGATACGGAGCAATAATAGAACAATATATAAAACCAAATGTTATAAATAATGCCAAAGTTAGATAATGTAAAAGAAAAATATGTTAATGGTTATCAAGTAGATAAAGAGACAGAAGATGTTATTTATTCAGATGCAAAACATCTATACTTAGATAAATATGATAATAAGCCTTATGTATCAGTTACTACTCTAATACATAAATATGTTAATGAGTTTGATTCGGCATTTTGATCTGCTTATAAAGCTTGTGAAGCTTTAGTTGATTCAGAAATTTTTAAAGTCGTAAAGACTTCATTATTAAATACTAAAAGATGAGATCCAAAACTTCTTGAAAAATTAAAAATTAGTAAAGAAGAATTTGAAAGTAAACGTACTGAGATCCTTCAATCATATGAAACTGAAAGAAATAAATCTTGCGAAAGAGGAACAAAAATACATGCTCAATTTGAGAATATGTATTATCAATCTGAAGAACAAGATCTTAGGAAATTCGGTCTTGGAGGAAAGTTCACTTGTAAGAAGGGATATTATCAATTGGATTTAGAAAAAGGAGTTTATCCTGAATTTATGATTAGTTATAAATCAGAAGATGGTTTATTAAGAATTGCAGGACAACTTGATTTACTTATTAAAGATAGGAACGATATCATAATTGCAGATTACAAGACTAATAAGAAATTAGAAAAAGAATCATTTTATAATAGAGCTACTAAAAGTAGAACTATGATGAAATTCCCAATGAATAATATTATGGACTGTAATTTTTATCATTATACATTACAATTGTCATTATATGCATATTTATTACAGAAAATTAATCCAAACTTTAATATTAAACGTTTAGTACTAATACATATTGACCATAATAATCATATTACAGAACATGAATGTGATTATTTAAAATCAGATGTAGAAACAATGTTGAAACATTATAAAAGAGATATAAAGATTAAATCTGAGTTGGATTTAGATAAACCTATAGTATTTTAATTATGGGATGGATAGATATTATTAGTGGACATGTCGATGAAGCTCTTGGAAAAAACGAAGACTTATCTGAAAAAAGATTAGCGGTTTGTAAAGAATGTCCATTATACAAAGAAACACCAATGGGTCCAATATGTAATCCTAGATTATATATTAATGAAAATAATAAAACAGACTATTCAGATAGACCAAAAATTGGATATAGAAAAGGATGCGGATGTGCTCTTAATCGAAAAACAAAACTGCCTGCAGCAAAATGTATAGTAATGAAATGGTAATATATTATATTTATAAAATACATTTTCTTTGCGGATTTCCGAGTGGCAGATATTATATAGGAAAACACAAGCATACTGGAGATTTAAGTAATGACAAGTACACTGGATCAGGTAATTTTTTGTAAAGCATATTATGAAGAAAGTTAAGAATATAATTATTGGATGGTATAGAAAAATATTTAATAAAAAATCTGAATTAGCAGAAAAAAGACTGGCAATTTGTAGCACTTGCTCGTATAAAACAAAATTATGTGGACAAGATATTTGTGATCTTTGTGGATGCGTATTAGATGCAAAAGTAAGAGTTGAAGACGAACAATGCTATAACAATAAATGGTAATAAGTTAAATTTAAAAAATGTAAATGATTATGGGAAAAAATCTTTTAGGAAATGCACACATGCAAGAAATGGGAGTTCATCTTATGGGAGCAAATATTAAACATGAAACAAAGGAGTTAACTCCTGAGGAAATTGCTGCTCATAATAAAAAAATGGAGGAAGAACAGCTTTTAACAGCAAATAGATTACTTGAATTAAATAAAGGTACTAAAGATGCATCTAAAATGAAGGTAGCTGCAACTGGATATACTGTTATTATAAAACCATTTGAAAAAAATCCTTATAGAGAAATTAAGACAAGTGCTTCAGGTTTAATTCTTCCAGGAGATCTTTTTGCAGATACATATAAGTCTGATGATACTGGTGAGATGGAGAGAGCCGAACAATTCATTGCATGTGGTACTGTTATTTCTGCAGGACCCGAATGTAAATACGTAAAACCTGGAGAGGATATATATTACAGAAATTCTGTAGCACCCGTTCCATTCAATAATATGGGTTATTACGCTATCAGTGAACAAAACATTATATGTCGAGTAATTGAAAAGGACAAAGAATAATATGATAAACGAAATTGAAAAAACGTTTTTTAACCCAGGAGATATAGTCACTTTAAAACATGGTGAACTTATATCTCCTGTTATGTATGTAGTAGAAAAAATTACACAATCATACAAACATGGTAATGAAATAACTAATATCTTTAAAGGTATTAAATGTAGATGGTTTGATAGGAATATGGTTTTACGTGAAGCAGTATTCTCAACAAAAGATTTAAAATTTTATAAGAACAAGTAACTATGAAAGCTTATTTAAGTAATGGTATAATAATAGAAGGTACTGTAGCTGAAATTAAAGAGTTTTTGGAAGGACAGAATTATACAATTACAACTACTCCAAATACTACTCCTATTTGGATTTATCCTTCGCAACCTTTAGACCCTAAATATAATAAATTTGAAATTACTTGCTCTACAACAGATATTAATAATAAAACAATATCATAATGGAACAAGAAGAATTAATGCAATTTGTTCAATGACTTCCATCTAAAGTAGAAGAATTCCAAAATAAAACCCCTGAAGAAATTGTAGGAAAATTAAATGAATTAGCACAAACAGAAGATGGTATGAATACTATTTCTGGATTGATTAATCAATTTAAACAAGAGCAATCTGCAGGAATGTTTAAACAAGGAGGCAAACTTGCTTATCTTGTTAATAAATTTAAAGATGGAGGATCTGCAAAGAATGAGCGTAAAGAAAATAAGAAGGTTGTAAAAGAAGGTAAGAAATCTTCTAAATTCAATCGCACTGCATATAGAAATATGAAATCTGCTATTAAGGATCAAGATCTTGGATTAAGTAGAAGAGAAGTCAAAGCAGCTGCAATGAAAAATATTGTAGGAGATAATTCTAAACCTAAAGTAACAAAAACTGAAGGTTCAATTGTTTCTCAACCTTTATCTTTTGGAGTATCTATGAAAACTGGAATTACTCCTAAAGTAAATGTACAAACTAATGTTACTCCTGATTTATCTCAAGGTAATTTCAATCAAGCTTTTGCAGCAGCTAGAAGTGCAGGACTTACTAGCTTTACTTGAAATGGAAAATTATATGGAACTCAATTAGCTCCAACAAGACCTGCTCCTAAGAAACCAAAACTTCCACAATCTAATCTTGGATCAAGAAATATTTCTGGAGCAGAAGAAGCTGGAATGTCTGCAGCTAAAGGAATTAGACCAGCAAATATGAACGAAGAACTAGTTGCAACTAATCCTTTATATAGTGATTATATAGTGGCATCTAATTTAGGTAATCCTAATAGGTTTGATAGTAGATATATAGGACCTAGAAGTATGTCGGTCAATTATGGAAATAATGCTACTTTAGGATCTATTCCTATTGAACACCGCATCAATCCAAGAAACCTTGGTTCATTTTTCCAAGAAGGAGGTAAAACTTCTCAAAGAAAATCTGATAAAGCTCGTAAGGAATTTCATGGAGTAGATTTATTTGAATATGGTCCTAATAAATGAGTACATAATGGAGCACAAGTTGCTAGAAGTTTAAAACCTGGAGTTAATCAAACTGTATTACCTAACGGTGTTGGTTTAAGACAAATTACTAGAAATAATATTACAACATCAGAATTAGTATCTCCAAATAAACAGGATACTCTTTATATACACAATGGCATTGGAGGTAGAGTAGATAGTAATATAGATGATTCTGGAATTCTTGGATTTTTAGGATTGAGACGGTCGTCTCCTGTAAGTAATAGATATAAAGAACTCCAATCAAAGTTTGGAGCACAAAAATTTGCTGAAGGAAAAATAATTCCTAAAATAAAACGAGACACTGTTGTTAATAATGTAGGTAATCTAACAGATAGAGGTGTAATAGATAGAGAAATGATTATTGCAGGTACGATTCCAGGAACAAATAATCAATTAATCGACTCTATTCGTAGACATGTAATTGCTCCAACTTTTGAAAATCCGTACTTAGGTACTCAAACTATGCCTGGAGATACCTTATATTATCGTACTTCTGGAGTATATACTCCTTCAGGAAATGCGCTTCAGAGGGTTCAAGACAATAATTACAAACCTACAAAAGAGGAAAAAGAAAAATTAAATAAAAAGTAATGCTAGATTTATTCCTTTATGATAATGTAACATGTAATCTAAAGATTAACGAATACGAAATACTATTAATAAAGGAGTTTGCAGCGCTGTGAGATATAGAAAGAAATAAATGTAAAGAAGATCCAAAAGGAACAAAGAGGTTAAGAGCTTGAAGAGAATTTAAATATATATGGTTGTTTTGTGACTGAAAAAGTCCATATCAACAATACTTAGAGAGACAAAAGCATGATGCAGCTATGGAAGATTCTGGATTAACTCAAGAAGAATGAGATGATCCAGTCTTCCATGCAGCAGTTAGAAAATACATGGAAATCAAAGATTCTTCTAGAATACTTAGCCTTATAAAAACAGCGTATCGAACTCTTGAAAAAATGAGAGTATCTTTAGATAATATAGACCTTGAAGAGAGAGATAATAATAGTAAACCTATCTTTAAGGCAAAAGATGTATTAGCTAATATTGCTAGTATTGGAGTTATGGCAGATAAATTAAAAGAACTTGAGCTTAATTATAAAAAAGATCAAATGCAATCCAATGCTAAAAATAGAGGTGATGTAAAACCTGGATTTATGGATAGTTAAGTATGGTAAAGACAATTAAATCTTCAATGTCTCAAGCACGTAAAAAAATGCTTGAACAGATAAAAAATAAAGAAGAATCAGAAGTCAAAAGAAAGAAAACAGCTAAAGAGAAATATAAAGAACTTAGAGAATCAATAAAAGATCCTGAACCAACTCCTCAATCTTTTTCAGATAAATTCGAAGAAGAATTAAAAAAGCAATTACAAGAAATGCTTGGAGATCAGAAAGAAGATACTACAGAACAATTTGAGTATACTGCAACTGATTTTTATAAAAAGAGAGATGGTTTGTGAGATGTGGCGGTCACTGAAGATGTACTTTACTTTGATCCAGAGCTATCATATGAGTTAACTGGATATCGACCAATTAATGAAACTCAAGGTTTAGATTTTGATCCTACTCCTTTTAATGAACTAGCTCAAATTTATGATAGAACTGGTTCATATACGGAATATCCTGCAGATTCAAAGCCTTATAATGATTTCTGAAGAGAACAATATAAACGTTGTACTGAAGGTTATACAGTTGGCAAATATAGAATTACAGGAGATCATTATTTCTTTTTAAATTTCTATAGAATGGAAGTTATTTCTGAAGGAGCTAGAGGTGGTGCAGGTCGTAATGAAAAGTTTCCTACATTTCTAGCTAAACAATATGAATTCTTTCATTATGTTGAAATGGCTGAAAGACTACATAAAGATGTAGCTATATTAAAAGCTCGTGGTATTGGATTATCTGAGATTGTTGCTTGTTTAGCAGTAAGGCCTTATATAACTAATAGAGGTTATCGTTCTTTATTAACTTGTGCTGCAGAAGGTAAACTTACTCCTTTAAAAACTAAATGTTGAAAACAGTTAAACTGATTAGACATGAATACTAATGGAGGTATGCGCCACCTACGACAAAAAGTTAATAATGCAGATACTAAGCGTGCATCTCAAGTTACTCCTGATGGAGTTGAATATGGTTGAATGTCAGAAATTGATTCAGTAATTGCTGATACATCTGATAAAATTCGTGGTGATCGTGTCGACAGATTAATCTATGAAGAAGCAGGATCTAATAAATATTTAACTAAAAGTTGGATTCAAGGTAATGCTCTTGTTGAGCTTGGTGGTTATCATTTTGGAACACGTATTGCTTTAGGTACAGGTGGTGATGATATGGCACTTGAAGGTTTATCAAACATTTTTGCAAAACCAGAAGGGTATAATGTACTTCCATATAAAAACTATGATACAGAAGATAGAAAGCCACAATTAACAGCTTTCTTTATTCCAGCTCATAAGTTTAGTTTACGAGAAGAATTTTTAGATACAAGAGGAGTTACACAATCTGAAGAATTTAAAAAGTTTTATGAGGAAGAACGTAAAAAGCTAAGTGGTAAAGATCTACTTGATTATTGTGCAGAGCACTGTTTTATTCCAAATGAAGCGTTGTATAAACAGGGTGAAAATATCTTTGATTCAATTGCAATTGCAGATAGATTAACCCAAATTAGGATATTTAAAGCAGGATTAAAACCAGAATACGTATCATTATTATGAGATCGTTCTGGAGATACTCCTGATTTAACAAAAGTAAAAGTTATAAGTAATCCAAATAGTAAAATTGCTATATATGAAAGGCCACTTCGTGACGAAGATGGTCTTGTATTAAAAAATCTATATGTTGCGGGAATAGACTCTATTGACCAAGGTTCTGGAGATTCTTCTACTTCAACAGATGTATCTGATTTTTGTATAGTTATTAAGAAACGTATATATGGATTACAAGAAGCTAAATACGTTGCGATCTATAAAGATCGTCCTCGAGATATTCGAGAAGCGTATGATGTAGCAATGAAGTTATTAGTATGATATAATTGTAAAGCACTACTTGAACATACTAAGATTAGTATTGTTACATATTTTAAAGAAAAAAAGAAAGATAGTCTATTTATGAAACGTCCTGCTTCAACTCTTGGAGATATGAAAAGAGGCAACTCACAAATGATTGGTGTACCAGCTACAGAAGCTATTATCAAGCATGGTCTTGAATTAATTAATAATTTTGTTAATGATTACTGTTATTCAATTGATATTGATGAAATGCTTGAGCAATTGTTAAAATATTCTTGAGAAAATAAACGAAAGTTCGATATTATTGCAGCTATGGAAATGGCAGAAATTGCAGATGAAGAATTAATGAATATACGGCCTGCTGCTCAGGATAAATTAGCAAAAGAATGAAAAAACATAGGGTGATACACTAATGAAAAAGGCTATAAAGAATATGGAGTAATATCACAAAAAAATGGAACTCGTTGATAAAGTATACGAAACAATTGAAAAGGCTATGTGTGCATACTATACTGGAGACTTTACATTAACTATAGATGGTAATCAATGAAAATTAAGTTTAGACTTAAATCAGTGAAAAGCTCCGTTAGTCTTAGTCTATGAAGGTGATGAAGAAGGTTTTTTTGAATTTCTTGAAAAAGAACTTAGAAATAGGCAACTGGATAGAACAAAATATTATTCTGGAGAAATGACTACTCCAGGTGAAGGAAATCAATATATAGTATTAGAATATGGTGATAGAGAATGAAGTAAAGAAGATTAATGATGCGATAGGTAATCTTGTATATGATAAAGTTGCCATGAGAAAAGCTTATGGATACTATCATTGTCATAGAGATGCTGATCAATTCAAACACCTAGAAGAAAATTATGGAATTGGGACTCCTACATCAGTTAGTTTTACACCATTGATTAAGAAACATATTGATGTACTAGTTGGAGAATATCTAGGTTTAAATCAAGATTTAAAAGTATCTTGTAAGGATGAGAAGACTGTTTCAAATATAATGAGAGAAAAGCAACTTAAAATTAGTGCAGAAGTATTTAATTATTTGCAACAGTATTTAAAGAATAATATTATTGCAGCTATTATTGAAAATAAAGAAATTGTAAATGATCCTTTTGTTGAAAAAGAGATCGCCTCAATTCAACAAGATATAGATCAATCTTTTGTTTCTGAATATGAAATTGCTGCACAAAATATTCTTGATTATTTAAGACAATCAAGAAACATCGATTTAAAACGTAAAATGGCAGAATTACTTACAGATTTACTTATTACAGGTACTTGTTACTATAGAGTTAAACCTACAGAAAGTAATTCAAATGTTAATATTGAAATTTTAAATCCTGTTAATACGTTTGTAGAACGTAATCCAAATTCTCCTTATCTTGCAGATTCAAAAAGGGTTGTTATTAGAAAATGAATGTCAAAAGAAGATATCTTAAACACATTCAGATCAGAATTAACTATAGAAGCAGCTAAAAAAATTAGAGATATGCAACAAACTGCAGATTCAACGTCTCCTACTTATTTAGTTAGATATGTTGGTAAACCTGCAGAACCTAATCTGCGAGCTGATAATTTACATACTGGTATTCTTGCAGGACTTGAAGCACATTCAGGATGGCCTGGAGATTATGATTCAATAGAACCTATAAAGAATTATCTTATTCCTGTATATGAAGTTGAGTGAATTGAAGTAGATTATAAAACTGGAGAATTAACGAGGCACGAAGGAGTAAAAATTGGTTCAGAAGTATACATTACTCGTGGAGAGTCAAAATATATCGTAAGAAGTGCCGATTGTCCAAGTAGATGTAGATTATCTGTCAATGGAATATTTTTCTTAGATAAGAATGGAGATCCATATTCTTTAGTTACTAATACTATGGATCTACAAGATAAGCTAGATCTCTTAATTTACTGTAGAGACAACCTTATTGCTTCTTCAGGAGGAGTTGGAGATTGGATGGACGTGTCTTTTATTCCATCATTTTTAGGAGACGATTTAACAGACAGAGTTAAATCTTGACAAGCATATAAAAAAAATGGGCTAGCATTAATAAATAGTAAAGAAGAAGGCAGCGAAGGTATGCCAAATACTATTTTTAATGGATTTGATGACACAGTTAAAGCCCAAGCTATTCAAGGCATTCAATTAGCTATTCAAGCTGTAGAACAACAAGCTTCTTCAATTACAGGAGTGTTACCTGAAAGATTAGCTCAATATGAACAGAGAGATGCAGTTTCTAATGTTCAACTTGGAGTTAAAATGTCAGGTTTATTAACTAAACAATATTTTGAGACCATGGATATCATTTATAAAGAAGCTAATTATGATATGCTTAATTTAGCTAAATTAGTATATCCAAATGGTATTACTGGTACTATTGTGTTAGGTAATAAATATTCAAGAATATTTACTGCACTTCCTGAACATTATACACTTACAGATTTTGATTTACATATTGAGGATAGTTCTAAGTCTTTTAAAGATATGGAAACTGTAAAGGCTCTTAATATTGAATTAATTAAAGCTGGAATGTCAGATCCCGATATGGCAGTAAGTATTGCAACTGCCAATAGTATGTCCGAACTTAAACGTTATGTAGCTAAAGCTACTGCTGTTAAGAAGGAAGAAAATAATAGTGTTTCTCAGTTGCAGCAACAACTTCAGCAATATGAACAAAATCTGCAACAGTTACAGAAACAAAATGAACAATTACAAAGGGAATTAGGTCAATCACAAAATCAACTTGAACAAAATAGTCAAGCTAGACTACAACTTGAAGCTGAAAAAGTAGCTATTGAAAGAGAAAAAGTTAAAAACGATAAGGATTATAACGATAAACTTATTGAAACAAAACAGCAACAAGTTCAAATTCAAGCTGCAGAAACAGTTGATACTAATCCTTATAATGATAAAATAAAACAAGTTGTATAATATGAATAAAAAAATAAATATTGATGTAATTGTTAGATCTGATTGTAAATTAATTGCTGTAGATAATAGTGATTATTTAGCTTTAGGAGTAGATTTAAATCAGTATATAATGTTAGAATTCCTATCTTATAATACTGATAAGAATCTACTTCCTAAATCAGTTAAAATAAGAAAAGAACTACATAATAGAGGACAATATTTAACTAGATTTGCATCTGAGTTTATGTTAGATATTGATGGTACATATTCTTATTATAAATTAGTAATTCCTCAATTAAGTTATTTTCAAGATGAAGACGAACCTGATAAATATATTAACCTAATAGATGAATTATTTTTCTTTAAAGGAAAATTATATAAGTCTAATATTACAAATCAGGATGGGCATACTTTAGACGAAGTAATTAAAAATTCTGAAGTTATTGTTAACTACAAAGTGGCATACGATTTAGTTCAGGAAAATAAAGCATCACAAACTTTCTATTGTCCAATAAAAAATGTGTTTAGTGTTTGTAAATTACAAAGATGTTTAGTATATTTGCAACGGCAATTACTGTTGAGTAACAGTAAGATATGTAGTTATGATAAATGTAATACAAATGAAAGTTTAAGAGATCGAAGAGATTTCTTATTAAGTGCTATGTATGTGTTTGATTATCTAAAAGATATGGGGAACTTTACAGAAGCGCAAAGAATATTAGATAATTTATCTTCATGTAATTCTTTATGTGGAGAGGAATTGGATAATATAAATAATAGTTGTGGTTGTGGAAATTCTATATAATGAATTATATAAAATATTTGTTCAAGAGTTAATTAATATTAATATTGGACATTTACCTAACAAGAAATCATTGTTTACAATGAATGAGATTGTTAATGCAATTGATTATATTGAACACGGAAATCCAACTAATAGTGAAATAATTAAAATAATTCAATATTATGAAGAGATCTAATGTTAATGTAATCGTAGAAGATGCAGTAAGCTCACAAGAATATTACAATATGTATAGTTCTAGAGACTTTTATAGAGGCACCTCTTTCAAAATGGCAGGTGCTTGAGCCCCTAATACTCATTATTTTAATGATGAACATATTGTTGATTTTATATCTTACAATGGTAGTTTACTGTATTGTCTAAGAGGTCATTTATCATCAGAATGAAATAAACCTATGTTGATCTATGAAAACGACATAATTATTGGAGTAGAACCAAATCCTTATTGAGCTTTTATCATGGGAAATAGTGGTAAAGGAGAAAAAGGTGATCCTGGAGATATTGGGCCTACAGGTCCATCTGGAGAAAACGGTATTACTCCTCAATTAAAAATAGAAAATGGTCGTTGAATGCTTTCAATGAATGAAGGACAAACATGAGAAGATATAGGACAAGCAACAGGTAATCCAGGTCAGAATGGAACAGATGGAGTAGGAGTAGTTCCTGGAGGTACTACAGGTCAAGCTTTAGTTAAAAAGTCTAATGCTGATTATGATACTGAATGGAAAACTATTTCTGGCGGCGGAGAAATTCCTAATTTTGATGCAGAAGTAGTAAATGTCTCTTCAACTACTCAGGCTAATGCTAATGTAGTTTTAGAGAGAGATATATTCAAATTTAGTTTTGGATTACCTAAAGGAGCTGATGGAAAAGACGGAAAAGACGGTAAGGATGGAACAAACGGAACTGATGGTTCTAATGGAGAAGATGGAAAAACAAGTTATCTACATATTAAATACTCTAATGATGGAGGTACAACTTTTACAAGCAATAATGGAGAAGATCCAGGCGCTTGAATTGGAGTATATGTAGATTTTAATATAAACGATAGTAACGATCCTTCTGATTATAAATGGACTAAAATAAAAGGAGAACCTGGTGTTACTGGTGATCCTGGTCCTGCAGGTAAAGACGGAGTTGATGGATTACCTGGAATTGGCATCGAAGTTCGTTACTGTTTAGGAACTACAACAATTTATGGAGGAACAAGTACTCCTGGAACGACAAGACAACCAACAGGTTGGAATTTAGCGGTTCCAACTCCTACTGAAGAGACTCCTTATATTTGGTTTATTCAAGCCAGAGTAAATTATACAAGTAATACTGATAAAGTTGGCACAATTGAAGGTAGCTGGAGTACTCCCACTAAATTAAGTGGAACTAATGGATTAAATGGAGAGAATGGTTCTAAAGGACAAATAATTTATCCTGAAGGTATTTATAATGTTAATACTGTATATCAAGGAACCGCAGATAAAACTCCTTATGTATATGATTCTAATGATGCTAGCTATTACGTTTTAAATATAGTAGGAACTTGGCAAGGAACATTACACAGTAATGAATCTCCTAGCACTGATACTAGTAATAGTTGAGTTAAATTAGATGCATTTGAAGCGCTGTATACTAAAATTGGGATTATCGCTAACGGTCTTATTGGATCTGCTGTATTTAATGGAAACTATATGTTTAGTCAGCAAGGGATTGATTCTAGTGGGCAAGTATCTACTCAATACCAGAATTTTAATCCAGAAACTCCTACAGGAGGTGTATTTACTCCAAATATACTATTTAATTTTAGAACTGGAGCTGGACATATGGCTGCAGGAAAAATTAAATTTGGGGATGATGGAAGTGTTGACTTAACAAATATTAAAATTAATAATGCACTTATTCAAAATACTAAACAATATACACTGACTCAATCATCTGATCCACATGTATTAGATTCATTGTACTCAGAAATTGTATATTCTCCAACCATACATGAAGATGTAATACTTAAAATAGATGCTTCTAAATATCAATTAAATATTGATGGTTCATATTCTGGTGCAATTTATAACAAGTCGGATAAACAATTATTTGTATACCCATTTGATAATGGCCATGATGATGAATCTATTAAAATTTGTGGATATTACAATGGTAGGCTATTATTCTCTTATGATGAACCAATTCTTTTTAATGCTTCCCAAATTTTGCTTCCTGCAGGAGGTGTAGTAGAATTTAAATTCGTTCCATCCTCAATAGTAAGTAACTACTATGTTGGAACAATTTGGGTAGAAAATACATCAGATTTTGAGCTGAAAACATGAAAGCAGAATGGAACACTACGTTCAGATCTTTATTATAGAAGTTATGATGATTATAATAGTGATTCGTTTTTAGCATGTGGAGAAGTCTATTTTAATTCATCTGGTGTGCCATCTTTATCTTCTTTTTATAGGTGTAGAACTGACTTAGTATTAACTGTGAGTCAATCTGGAAATTTTGCTGCAAATTTAAATTTAACAAGTATTTATCCTGGTAGAACTCTATCAATAACTACTGTAGCTATTTCACAACCTATATGAGATGGGGCTTTGTTAAAAATGTTTTATGGTTCTGCAAGAGGCAGAATTAATGGGGCTTCTTTAGATGTAAGAACTGGAGATGGCAAAGTACCAACAACAAGTATTAGTGTTCCATTTTTAATATTAGGTCAAAAACAATAAACTATGAAGAAAAATAATATATTACCTACTATAGATCTACAAAATTCAAGAGAGTATTCTGGAGCTTATAATTCAAGAGATTTCTATAAAGGAACTTCCTTTAAAATGGCTGGAGAATGGATGACTAATATACATTACTTTAATGATGAATATATTATAGATTTTGTAGCATTTGAGGGAGCTCTATTATCTTGTACTAGGAGTCATACATCTTCATCTTTAAATATGCCCGAATTAGTTTGGGAAGAAGATAAGATTATTGGTATTAAACCAAATCTTTTCTGAGCTTTTGTAATGGCGGGAGTTGAAGGACCTACAGGAAAAGTATGAGTTCCAGAGATTAATAACGGAATACTTTCTTGAAAAGAAAGTAATACTCCTCCAAGTTCAACCTCAATAAGTGATCTTAAAGGCCCCGCTGGAGATACTCCTATTATCGGCATTAAAAAGGATACATCTAATAATCATTATTATTGAACAGTATCTATTAATGAAAAAACTAAATGAATATTTGACGATAGTGGACAAAGAGTTTTAGCTGAAGGTTTAACAGGAGCTACTGGAGCACCTGGCATTCCTGGAGAAGACGGTGAAGATGGTATAACGCCTCAATTGAAAATTGAAGACGGATATTGGTTTGTTTCTTATGATAAGAATGATCCACCAAAATCATGAATTAAATTAGGACAAGCCAAAGGTGACAAGGGAAATACTGGAGCTACTGGAGCACAAGGACCTCAGGGACCTCAGGGACCTAAAGGAGATTCTGGAAGAACACCTGCACTTGTTAGAAAATTTGGAGATCCTGATAATTTAACAGATGATAGAATTCTATGGGGATATTTAGGAGATCCTACTAGTGAATGGGTTACACTATGCTATTTAGAAGAATTAAGAGGAGATAGTATTAAATCAGTTAATATTAGTGATGCAGAAGGTCATTTGGAATTAACTATGGAATCAAGTAAAGTGATTACTTCTACTGGTTCTGTTCTTCCTAGATTTAATGCAGGAACTATTGAAACTGTTGAGTGAAATCAAAATCCGTCATTAGTAATTGATAAAACTAATGCTCCTAGAGAATGAGCTTTAAATGTAAAAGTTCCTAAAGGAAAACCTGCTACAGTAACTGTAGTTTCTGAAGTAGAAAAATTAGCACCAGATGCACAACCTTATGTAACTGATTTAAATCCAGATATTAGTGATGCAAATCTTAAATTTGGAATTCCTCAGGGAGAAAAAGGAGATCCTGGTGATGAAAATATAGCAATCGGATGTCAATCTGATTTTCCAAATAACGAACCAGAGCACGATAAGATTTGATATGATCCTTGTGATGAATCCATGGATGAATATTCAGTTCAAGACTTTTTATACAATTCTTATATTGCTGTTGGTGGTACTCTTACACAAGAACAATTTGAAACTGCTTGAAAATCTTTTCCTAATACATCGGGATTTGAAATAAGATTCGCAAATAGTTTTGAAGAGTTAGGAGATCCAACTGTTGATAAGTTAGGAAAATTATATATGATTCCTGCAACATCGACAGTACTTCACGACTTATTTGAAGAATATATTGTTGTTCATTCTCCAAGTACTACAGAAGATGTATATATGTGGGAAAAATGAGGAAGTGGACAAATAACCGTAGATTTAAAAGATTATTATACTAAAAGTGAAATGGATCAACAGATACAAAAATTAGAAGATAAAATTGAAGAGGTTTCCTCTACAATTTGAAATGATGTTAACAATTAATTTTTAAAACATGGCTAATAGTGTTGTAAAATTTTATAGAGGTCCACAAGCTTCTTATAATTCCACTACGCATGCTAATGGTATTTATTTTGCCACAGATACTAAGAAAATTATTATGAATGGCACTGAATATGGTGGCGATTCTAATAAGAAAGTATCAAATGTAGCATTAAATGCCAATGCTAATGGGATTGTAATTACATATACAGATTCCACCTCTACAACTTTGTTACTAGGTAAAGCTACGGTTACTGCAGATGGTCTTATGTCTAAAAAAGATAAAGCTAAACTTGATAGCTTAGATTCTACAGCAAGTGGTTCTTATGAGTCTTCATTAGATCCTACAGTAGCAACCGTAGAGAAACTTGGAGGTATTGCCGCAGGTACAACTGTAGCACAACTTACAGGTAAGAGTTATAATGAAATCTTTGATACTCTTATCTTCCCAACAGTTAATCCAACATTTACTGCTCCTTCTGCAAGTATCTCTTTAAAGAGTTATCAGAATGTTCAGGAGATTGGAGCAAATGCTCCTTCTGCAGCAAACTTTAACGTAAGTTTTAATGCAGGTGCGATTACTCTAGTAGGAAAGAAACAAAATAATAGAGCTGGTAAACAGGATATGGAAGCTTCTAAGATTCTATATGGTTCAAGTAAAGTAGAATCTTTGCCAGAGAAAGTAGTAGCTGGTGCAATGGATTACTACTATCGTGCAGCTTATGCTGAAGGTCCTCAACCTAAAGATTCAAAAGGAAATAATTATCAAACTCCACTTGCTGCTGGAAGTGTAGATTCTGGAAAAACAACTGTAACAGGTTATCGTGCAGCTTATTCAGGTTTAGTTTCTACAAATGCAATTACAGAAGAGGTTATTAAAGGAATGACTAAAACAGTTTCTGCAAAGAAAACTATTAAAGTTTCTGGTCCTATTTCTGAACAATACATCTGTTTTGCAGCTCCAGCAGGATGGACAGTTTCAAATATTAAAGACAGTAACAACTTTGATGTAACTAGTTCGTATGCAACTAGTACAGTTTCGGTTACTGGTTTAGATGGTCAAGCTGTTGATTACACAGTATATTTATCTGGTAAGATGACGCAACCTAGTACTTACTATGTAAACTTTAACTAATTATGGCAGAATTTTTTGGTAAAGGCATTTCGGTAGGTTCTGGTTTTGACTTAGGTGCGAATCTACCATTAGATAATAGAACGGTTCAAGCTACATTAGCTGACCGTGACTCGATGCCTACTATTCAGTTAGTAGAAGGTCTTTTCGTTTATGTAAAAGAAAATAAGACAGCATATATCCTTAAAGGGTTTGATCCTGATGGTTCTAATAGAGTATGGGAAACTCTTGCAACTGGCACAGTTGTAGAGATTATCAATTCACTTGAAAGTGATAAAACGGATGCTGCACTCTCTGCGGCACAAGGTAAAGCTTTAAAAACTCTTATAGATGATCTGAAAGCTTCTGTGGCTGCAGCTCTTGATTATAAAGGTACTAAAGATACTTATGACGCTCTTCCTACTGAAGGTAATAAGAAAGGTGATGTATGGAATGTAGTTGCAGCTCATGGAACTACTCCTGCTGGAACTAACTATGCTTGGGATGGAACTCAATGGGATCCTCTGGGAGGCACAGTAGATCTTTCAGGATATTATACGAAGACACAAGTAGATGATGCAATTTCTACAGCAAAGACAGAACTAGAGGCTGCAGATACAGCTTTAGAAGGACAGATTACTACAGTTACCAATCAGCTTAATAACAAAGTTGATAAGGTTGCAGGTTCAAGTTTAATTTCTGATACTGATTTAAATCAAATCAGAACTAATAAATCTGATATTGAATCTTTACAAACATCTGTTGGAGGTAAGCAAGACGAATTAACTCCTGGTAATGCAGTTTCAATTACAGAAGAAAATGTTATTGATGTTAAGTTAGATCCAGCTTCAAATGAAGCACTATCAAAATCAGCCGAAGGTCTTAAGTTAGATCTTAGTGGAGTAAAAGGCTCAACTGTAAAAGTTGGAGTTGCCATTACTGGCGGTGCTGAAATTGGTGCAGATCAAACAGTTGCTGAAGGTATGAAAGCTCTTAGTGATAGTATTAAAACTGCTGTTGCAGGTGGCATTACATCTATTACTAGTCCAGATAATACTATTAAGGTAACTGGTGAAGGTACTTCTAGAGGTTTAGCTGTAGATATGTCTAAATTAGTATCAACAAGTTCATCTATCCAAATTGGAACAGACGGTAAGCTTGATATATTTTGATTAGAAATTGAATAAATAATAATTTCCCCTTCCTCACATTTAGTGAAGGGGGGGATTAAAATTTAAAAAAATAAACATGGTAACAATTAAGTTTTTTAAAAAAGCGACAGAGCCTACTACAATCGAAACTGGAAATCTTTGGTTTGATACAACAACTCAATCTATTAAAGTTAAAACAGATACAGGATATGATGTATTTGGTATTGGGCTTAAAGATGCACAATTATTAAGTAATAAATTAACAATTACCAGATCAGATAATACTACTGTTGAAGTAGATTTTAATGATATAGCGTCAGCAAGTTCTGTAGCTGCAGCGTTAGATAAAAAAGTAGATAAAACAATTACGATAACAGGAACAGGCGGGTTATCTGGAGGTGGAAATCTGGCAGAAAGTCGTACTATCTCTCATGCTGTTCCAGCAGGAGCTGCTGCGAAAACATCAGGGTTGTATAAAATTGCAACTGATAAGTTTGGACATGTCACAAGTACAGCAGCAGTAACTAAAACAGATATAACAGCTCTTGGTATTCCTGCTACAGATACTAATACAACGTATACATTTGCAGGAGGAACTAACAAATTTACAGTAACTCCTAGTAATGGTGCAGCTCAAGATATTTCAGTAACTCCAAGTATTGCAAATAATGTTACAAAAACTGCAGCTGCAACTACTGCTGGATATATTCCTAAGTTTAATAATACAACAGGAGTTATTGAAAATGGTTACTCTGTACAAACAACTTTAGCTAGTAGTTCAACTGCAATCCCAACTGCTGCTGCTGTCGTTGCAGCTATTGATAATAAGATCGCTGCAGCTGATGCAATGATTTATAAAGGAACATTAGGCACAGACGGTACTGTTACTAAAGTTCCAGCTAACGGATATAAAGTAGGTTGGACCTATAAAGTAATTACTGCTGGAACTTATGCGGGAATCAAGTGTGAGGTTGGAGATATGCTAATTGCTATTAATAACGGTCCTATTAGTGGTACTACAGTAGTTAATGCAGATTGAACAGTTGTTCAGGCTAATATTGATGGCGCAGTAACTGGCCCAGCTTCTGCGACAGCAGGTCATATTGCAGTATTTGATGGAGCTACAGGTAAAGTTATTAAAGATGGTACATATACTATCGCCACTAGCGTACCTTCAAACGCTGTCTTTACTGACACAAAAGTAACTTCTGTAGATAATCACTATAAACCTGCTAATGGAACAACTCTTATAGGAACCGCTGGTTCTCCTGTTACTGCTGGTGGCAAAGTTATTACAGGTATTACAGCTGATAGTTCTGGACATATTACAGATATAATTACTGGTACTATACCAGCTGCACCAACCTTATCTGGTTTAGGTGGAGTTGGAACTATAAATGCATCTGGCACTGCTCCTTTAACACTATCTGCATCTAAAAGTAGTACAACTGTAACAATTTCTGGATCAGTAGCAGAAATGACAGCCGCAACATCAAATACAGCAGGTGCAGCAGGTATTGTTCCTGCTCCTGATGCAGGAAAACAAGCTGCGTTTTTAAGAGGTGATGGAACTTGGGCATTCCCAACTGATACAAATACTACTTATGTATTTGCAAATGGCACAGATGGATCATTTACTGTTACACCATATAATGGTAAACCTCAAAAAGTATTAATTGGTAAACCTGCGACTGCAGGAAGTGCGGATAATGCTACTCAAGTAAAGAATTCCTTAATTGTTACATTAAATAGTGGAAGTAACGAGGGAACTACAAAGTTTACATTCAACGGTAGCGCTCAAAAAACTGTTAATATCACTCCAGGTAGCATTGGAGCCGCTACATCTGCCCAAGGTACTAAAGCTGATAATGCAGTACCAGAAGTTACGTTTACTTCAAGTTCTTTAAACGTTTCTGCAGTAAAGGATAGCGAATCAAAAAAAGTTGCTCTAACTGCTGAGATGGAATGGGTTGAATTCGAATAAATTAAGATAATAAGGGGATAGGGATTTCCCTATTCCCTTTATTTTTAACCTATAATATTATAGGTGCTATATAAAATATAGACGCTATGGCATATAAAACAAAATTTTTACATTTTAAAACTAAAGCTTCCTATAATGCAGAAAGAGCAAAAACTACTGCAGGAACAGAGGAACGTAAAGTATTTGATGCATATATATCCTTTATTGATGAAGGTCCAATGATCTGTACTTGGGGTAAAGAATATAAATGTGATATCAGTGCTTCAGAAGTTGAAGCTTTAGTTAATGCAGGAAAAATTAGTCCTGCGACAGTAGCACCACTTATTGCAGGTACTGCAGCAGTTGGAACATCTACAAAATATGCACGTGAAGATCATAGGCATCCAGAACAAGTTAACATAACTGGTAATGCAGCTACAGCTACTACAGCTACAAATCTTGCAAGTGCACCTTCATTTATTAAGAATGGTAATTTCATAAAAATAACTGTTGGAAATAAAACCTCTACAGATTTTACTGTACCATATGCTTCTAAAACATCAGCTGCAGAAACATTAATGTATGGTAGAAATATAATTTTAGATGGAGATGTCACTGGTTCTACTTCGGAATCATTTAATGGATCTAAAAATGTGACTATAAACACAACAATAAGTACTATTAATGCTGAAAAACTTACTGGAACTATTGATGCTAATAGGTTGCCAGAAATTCCTATTGAAAAAATTCCTGCAGCTGCATTAGAAAGGCTGTTTGTAGTAGATTCTCAATCTGCCGCAATGAGTGTAGATGTTCAAGAGGGAGATGTTGTTCAGATTGGTTCAGGAGGTCCTATGTACTTCTGCGTATCAGAATCTGCATCTACTTTTGCTACTAAATTTAAAGAATTCACAGCAGGAAGTGCAACTAGTGTACCTTGGTCTGGAGTAACAGGTAAACCAACATTCGCTACTGTAGCTACAAGTGGATCTTATAATGACTTAACTAATAAACCAACTATCCCATCCTTATTAGGGTATGCTACTCAAAATTGAGTAACTAGTCACGGATATTTAACAAGTATTCCTGCAGCAACCTCTAGTACTTATGGAGGAATTCAAATTGGATACACAACAAGTGGTAAAAACTATGCTGTACAATTAAGTAATGGCAAAGCCTATGTAAATGTACCTTGGACAGATACTAATACAACCTATAGTGCAGGTACTAATATTAGTATTAGTGGAACTACAATTAATTGTACTTATACTTTACCTACAGCTTCAAGTTCAGTACTTGGTGGAGTTAAAGTTGGAAGTAATATTACATTGTCTTCTGGAACTATTTCATTAAGCAAAAGTAATGTAACTTCTGCTTTAGGCTATACCCCTGCTAATACTAGTGATATACCTGAAATTCCTATTGCATTACCTAATCCATCTGCATTAACAATTAATGGAACTTCATACACAGGTTCATCTGCAGTATCTATTAGTACTTCAAAACCTTTAAGTGTAAGAATGTTGACTAGTTCAACAGTTAATGCAGGATATAGTTACAGTTGTAATACATCAAAAGCTATATTAACTTTAAATGGATTTTCTCCAACCAATCCTGATTCAGTTATTATAAGTAGTGCTAAACTTACATTTACTGCAAGTAATGTTATTAAAATAGATGGATTAGATGATTTATCTGGAACTTATTATATCTACTGCTTAAGTTATATGGCAAATGGAAAAATTGCTGTTAATGGTGCAGTATATGCATAATCTTAAAAATATATAAATTATGAGTGTAAAAATTTATGATAAAAAGCAAAAGAAATGGATTATTTTTCCTGGAACAATTGGTGCTCCTGGTAAAGATGCTTATCTTATTGCACAAGAAAATGGGTATACAGGCACTAAAGAAGAATATGCTAAAGTATTAACTGATATACCAAAAGTTATTAATTCAATAGAAGAAGAGCCGACAGAAGGAAGTAAAAATTTAATTACTTCTGGAGGAGTGTGACAAGCTATTGATAATGTACATACAACTATTAATAATCAGATAAAAAGTTCAATTGTAGATAATTTAGAGTCTCTTGCTGCTGATAAATCATTATCTGCAAACCAAGGAAGAATCTTAAAAGAAATGATTGCTAATTTAGCTAATCTTCAAATTGAGATTGTTGATCAACTTCCAAGTGTTGGAGAGACAAATATTATTTATCTTGTTAAGAAATCTGGTTCTGCTCCAGATATACATGATGAATATGTATTTGTTGATGGAAAATGAGAGAAGATTGGTGATACAGAAATTGATCTTTCTAATTATTATACAAGAGACGAAGTTGACGATAAGTTAACAGGTTTTGGAGCAGGAGATGTAATTGCAGCAGAGGCATTTACTACTGCGGATAGAGTAATAACTTCTAATGGTCCAGGAAAAACTGTTAAAGATTCAGGTATTTTAATTAATAATTTAGCATTAAAGTCATATGTTGATGAGAAAGAAATAGCATGAGATAAAGTTACAGGAAAACCAGAAACTTATGTTCCTGCAGCACATACTCATCCTCTAGCTCAAATTACAGATGCAGGAGCTCTTGCTTATAAAGACAAAGTTGATGAATCAGATCTTAATTTTGATATACCTGATGGAACTGTAGTTGATTCTTCTTTAAGTACAAGTTCTGTTAATCCTGTCCAAAATAAAGTAGTTACTGAAGCATTAAATAATCGTTATACAAAGTCTGAAACTTATTCTCAATCTGAAATTGATGAAAAAATTGGTTCAGTGGGTGGTGGAGATGTAATGGCTAGTGGAAATCTTGCTGTAGATTATATTATAATTGGAGCAGGACCCAAATCTATTAAAAATTCTGGACAGACACTTTCTAATTTAGCATTAAAGAGTGAAATACCATCTTTAAGTGGATATGCTACTCAAAGTTGAGTTACGGGCCAAGGATATTCCACCGAGAATACTTGAAGACCAGTTAAAGTTGGAAGTACAACTTTAAATGATAGTTCTACTACATTAACTATTGCTAATGGTACTGGTATTGGTCTATCATTTTCTAATGGAACTTTAACTATTACTAATAGTGCTCCTGGATCTTCATATACATTGCCTGTAGCTAAAAATAATGTTTTAGGAGGAATTAAGACAGGATATACAGAGTCTGGAGGTGCTGAAATGGCCATATATGTCTTAGAGGATGGTACTGCTTATACTCTCTTAAAAGATACTACAGTTAAAACTGCTTTAGGCTTTACTCCAGCAAATGTTAACGATATACCTGAAATTCCTATCACACTTCCAAACCCATATGCATTAAATGTTACTGCAGGAGGTTCAACTACAAGTTATACAGGATCTTCAGCATCTACTATTGATTTAGATAATATTTATGCAAAAAAACTACCTTCTGTAGACACTCCAGGTAAACCAGGATTGTATTTTGCTAGCAGTGGCTCTGTGAATGTAACTGAAGTATATGTTACAGAAAATAATCCTGATGCTATTATCTTAGTAGCGAATACTGTTGATGTAACTTTTGGAGAAAACTATCACAAAATGGATGGAATTGATAGTTTATCTGGCGGAAACTACAAATGCTACTGTATAACTTATGTTAGAGGCGTTGTTTTAGTTAATGGGGCAATTTATGGTTAATTATGTTAAAGATTATTAGAGAAATTTTATTAAAAATTGTTAACGATATCGATACTGGTAATTCTAATCTTAGTCCAGAAGAGTGCGAAGAAGTAATTGAATATCTTTCTGGAATAACTAATAAGAATGAAAAACTTAGCAAGTATCAAGCATGTAAATACTTAAAAGTTAGTAGAGCGACTTTTGACAATTATGTTAAGGCAAAGAAGATTCCTAATGGTCGTAAACAAATAGGTTTTAAAGAATTGTTTTGATATAAGAAAGACTTAGATAAATTTATAGAAAACAACTAGTAACAAGTTACTAATTATGGATCTTTGTAATCCCCTTAAGTTGAGAAACTTAAGGGGATTTTTTATTTTAATAGTAACGTTATGTTTTAGTCTTTTGCTATTGTAAATTTGTACTGTTGATCAACAAAACAAAAACAAAATGTTTAACAATTTAAGTATTTTTTAATATGGCAGAAGAAAAAACTTATGTGTTTGGTGAAGGCGCAGGTAACAATGGTATTTTATCTCTTTTAGGTTCTATGCTTTCGCAGAAGGGTGTAGATCCAAACGTTCTATTAGCTATGCAAGGTCGTAATAACGATGGTTTTGGAGAAGGTGGATGGTTCATCTGGGTAATTTTCTTGTTCTTCCTTATGGGCTGAGGAGGTAACGGATTTGGTAATAATGGTGCTGGTGGTTTAGGTAACCAGCTTAATAATGATTATGGTAGAGAGATGCTATTACAAGCTATTAATGGAAACGGAAATGCAATTAGTCAGTTAGCTACTACTTTAAATTGCGATATCAATGCTGTGCAATCAGCAATTAATTCAGTTCAAAGTCAGATTCAGTCTGTAGGTAATCAGATTGGAATGAGTGGACAGCAAGTTATTAATGCTATCCAAGCAGGTAATTGCCAGATTGCATCACAAATTGCATCATGCTGCTGCGATGTTCGTACAGCTATTGAACGTCAGGGATATGAAGGTCAGTTAGCTACTCTGAACCAAACTAATACTCTTGGAAGTAAGATAGATCAGCAAACTACTCTTATTAGTGATAAATTTTGTCAGCTTGAAATGAGAGAATTGCAGAACAAAATCGATGCTTTACGTGAGGATAAATCTGCGCTTATCAATCAGCTTTCTCAAGAGCATCAAACAAATGCTATTCAAGCTTTCCAAGCTCAAACGATTGCTCCAGTGAACGCGGCTCTTCAAGACTTAAGTGCAAGACTAGGTGCAATAGAGTGTAAACAGCCTGCTACAGTAACTATTCCTTACATCCCAGCAATGGGTAATTTAGTTCCTGTAAGCTATAGTCAGCCTGTTAACTTTAGTGTTAATCCTTATACTACTTTATGTGGTTGCTAATAAATATATAGATTATGATTAATATTATTGATCCTTATTGGTGGAATTTAGGTCCCGTACCTGTTCGAAATGAAGGACTTCCAAGAATTGATATTGGAGGTATTTATAAGTTATCTACTAATGCAGTAGCTCTTACAGAGAGCTCTGTTGATTATGGTATTAATCCTTGTTTATATAGTAAATTACCATGTGAGAGTATAGTACTGTTGACAATACACGCTGACGCACCTACTGGTGGCGAAGATTTACCTGTATTAGTAGGAGTTCCTAGTGGAGCTTCAACAATATCGAGTGGAGACACTACAGGAAAAACTAAAATCAGTGTTGTAGATAGTCAAGGTTCTAACGTTACTGGTTCAAATGTACAAGGAAATACCCAACGTCTAGCGTATATCAATAAGAGTACGGGCGTAATAAGATTTTTAGAGTTTACTAACCCAGCAGCATCAGCTGCTTAGCAAATAATTTGTAATATATGTTTTCAAACTTAAGGCCAAATAGTCAGATATATATTTTATATAAAGACGCATCTCCACGTTTAGATGTTGGTTCTGTTGTAAGTGTTTCAATGCCTGTCCCTAAATATCCAATTCAACCAATGTTTGGACAGCCACAAGAGATGGTTGTTGATATTACCGTTAAGGTTAATAACCAAGACGTTACATATCAAAAAATTCCAGCTAATTTAGATATTGCAGATTTTAATAACAGTAATATAGTATTATCTGATAGTAGAGAAGCGATGAATGCAGAGATTGGCAGCCTAAAACAAAAAAGTGCAGCCATTATAAGTAGTGTAGATTTCCACAAAGAAATGATAACCTGCTTTGATCGCATTTTAACAGAATTAAATCCAGAACTTGCAGAAAAACAACAGCAACAATCTGAAATAAATTCTTTAAAAAATCAAGTAGGAGAAATGTCTAAAAGTATTACTGAATTAATGGAATTAAATAGAGAATTAATGTTACAATTAAAAAAGGAGTAATATATGAGAGTGTGGGAAATTAGAGAAGGCCGCGACAGAGAAATGGACTACAGAATGGGTATGCGTGATAAGTCAGAAAAAATGGAAAAAGCTGAAAGAGAAGCATACGAATGTGGCTATGAAGACGGATACGAAAAAGCTATGGAAGAAATGATGGGAGAACGATCAGGTTATAGATCATCTTATCGTTCTGGATATCGTGGAGGTCGGTAGTTATGAAAAGAGATAGACTAGATATTAGAGACAAAATGCCTTCAGGAATGGAAGAATATCTGGCACAAAACGGATGGCATTTTAATAAAAAGCTATGTGATTGAGCTGTATCTAAAATGCACAAAAGAGGAGCTAATAGAAAGCCTGAAGAGGTAACATTAACTCCTAAAAGCGAATTAGAGCAATTATTTAGAAACTATGGAATAAAAGTAGATAATTGTGTAGGATACGATGTAATGTATGTATACCATATGGCCAAATCAGATTTTTTTGAATCATCTATTATTAGCGAACAGTATTTATTACAGTTTGTTAAAGATTACTTAGATGATATAGATGGATATGATGGAAAGGCTCTAACAAGATTTTATGCAGACTGCATAGGCTCAGGAACTCCAATAATGTGAGAAGATATGATCTAATATGGTAGTACAGAACATTTATTTGGAGGATTGAGATTGGCACGTAACTGTATATTATGCAGTAGATACTTATTATACAGATGAAATTCTAGAAGAATTAGAACTAATAGGATGTAGTTGATCTGAACTTGTAAAAGCAGAAAATTTATTAAGAAGTAACCAATATAATATAGGAATTACCTATTCAAACTTCAAACATAAATGTTCCATTGTAGTTATTGGATTGACAACATCTGCTGAAGAATTTCAAAATACATTTGATCATGAAAAAGGTCATTTAGCAATGCATATTAGTTCAGCATTGAAAATTAAACCATATGGAGAAGAATATCAATACTTAACAGGTGAAATTGGTCAAAGTATGTTTAAAATAGCTAAAAGATTTTTATGTGATGATTGTCGTCAAAAGCTAGTCATAGAAATAAAAGAAATAGATAAAAAAGATTAATTTTTACAAGATATGCCGCAGAAATGCGGCATTTTTTGTTTATATACAATAAATTAGATAAAAATTTGTTTATTTATTAAATAATCTATAACTTTGCAAATACAAATTAAAAATATGAACTAATATGAATAAAACTAAAATGAAAAAAATTGATTTAAATGTAGCTACTCGATTAATGTTACTGATGAATCTTCCTGAGCAAGGTTCTGTAACTGAAATGATTTCAAAAAGAAATGTTCGGAAAAAGATTGACTTTTCAAGTGAGGAAGTCGAAGCATTGAAGATTGAGAATAAAGATGGTAGAATTGTGTGGTCTCCTGAAAAGGAACTATTAACAGTTGAATTTACAGACAGTGAAATTGGATTCTTAAAGTCAATTATTGAAAAGCTTGATAAAGCTGGATCTATTACTGATAATATCTTAGACTTTGTAGAAGCTATTCAAAGTGAGAATTAATATAAAATTTATTCTATTTTATTTGGAAATTAGAAATTTATATATTATATTTGCTGCGAATATTAAAACACATTAATAATCAATTAATAAGGAAAAATAAGAATTATGATTATCGACGGACAAAACCACATGGATTTTCTATTAGAAGATCCAGAACCAACAGACAAAACTCCTATTACAGATCAAAATACTAATAGTGAGCCAGAACCCGAACCTAGTCCTACTAACCAAGAACCTCCTGAAAACCCTGACCTAAATGCTGGCGAGGGTTTAGATGTGTTTAGTGAGTTCTTAAAAAGTAGAGGACTAAGAGATGGAAAAACTTTACTTTATCAAGATGAAGAGGGTAATGAACAAGAAGTAGACTTTAATTCGTTGGATAGAGACGAACAATTAAATATTCTAAATGAATTAGCCAAGCCTGATTTATCTGATGATGAAGTTAAAACAATTGAATATTTAAGAAATAATAACGTAACTATCCAGGACGTTATTGAATATTATTCTCAGAAAGCAATACAAGATTATATTAATCAAAATGGTCCTGTAAATAAAGCTTATTCTGTAGATGATTACTCTGATGAAGAATTGTATATTGCCGATCTTAAATCTAAGTTTGAAGGTATGACTGAAGAAGAGATTCAGGCAGATTTAGACTTAGCAAAGAGTAATGAAGACTTATTTAAGAAGAAGGTAGAGACAATTCGAAACCAATATAAAGCACAAGAAGATAAAGCAGTAGAAGATGCACAAAGAGCTCAAGAGGAACAGTATAATGCATTTAAATCAACACTTGAGGAACAGTTAGTAAATTTCAATGAAATCTCTCTTGACTATCAAGATGAAAAATCTGATAGTTTACAAATTGAAGATCACGATAAACAAGAGATCTTTAGTTATATTCTAGATCAAGATGAAAATGGAGCTAGCCAGTTCTTTAAAGATTTAAATGATCCACAAGTTCTTGTAGAGCTCGCTTGGTATCGTCTCTTTGGTAAAGATGCTATTTCAGGTATTTCTCAGTATTATAAGAGTTTAATTAAGGAAACTAGGAAGCCCGCAGCTCCTAAGAATGAGCCTCCTAAACCTTCAACTGTAATACCTACTAATGAAGAGAAAAATAAATCAAATCCAGATAAATCAATCGCGTCATTATGAGATGACGAATTATAAATAAACAATTAAATTAAACAATATGAGAATTTCTAGTTTTAGTACAGTACGTCCTCAGATGAGTTCAACTCGTACATATGAGGATTTTTACAAATTTTTAGGTGAAAAACCTGCACGTCTTGGTATTGTATCATCACTTTATGAGCAGTATACCGCATCGTACCTTACTGAATCTCTGATGAATATATATACAATGGAAAAAGACAAGAAAAATAGTTTCCAAAGTATTAATTCATTTATGGTAGAGTGGGACATTAATGTAGGATTTATTAAGAGAATTCCTTTCCTACAGTTTCCTGATGGCGATGGTGCTCAGGGTACTGATATCATCTTCCACTTCCCTGAAAATTATTATCAGAGAAATGACGTAATGATCATCGAAGGATCACGTCAGCAAGTTATCTTCCTGTCACGTCCTGTTCGTAGATCAGATAGAGACTGGGAGATTGTAGGTAAACTACAAGATTCAGATTACAATGCTACTCTTGATGTTGAATTCTGCCAGCCAGGTATGAAGACTCGTTTCTTAACGAACTATCAGCCTGAAATGCATGAGGAAGGATACGTTAAGTATCAGTCAAATGTTGAAAAGCATCGTACATTTATTGCAACACACCGTGCAGATGTAGACTACACTGCTAAGTATCGTGCAATGGAGGACGTTTTCATTCAGATTGGTAAAGGAACAGAAAGTGATCCTGTTTACAAAATGAATGCTGCAGAAAAAGATTGTCTTGATAGCTTCATGGCTGCTCGTGCAAATGCACTGCTTTGGGGTAAGACTAACGTAGATAAGAATGGTAAACCTAAGATCTTTGATCCTGAAACAGGCGAGCCTATTATCTCTGGCGATGGTATTATTCCTCAGATTGAGCGTTTCGCAGGTAAATATGTGTATTCAAAGATGACTAATAAAGTTATGAATACCGCTATCCTTGCCATGATCGCTAAATCAAATAATCCTACTGGCAATAAATATATCTTTATTTGCAATACTCCTATGTGGGCTGAAATTCAAGATAGTCTGTCAGGATATCTTCGTGACTGGAAGACTGTTGGTACATTCATGTTCTCTAAGGGTGCTAATGATTATATCAAAGTTGGTGCAACCTATAACTCATACGAGTATGCAGGTAATACTGTAACTTTCAAAGTTGACCGTGCTCTTGATATCGAATTCCCTGAGAAGAAATATGGTATCTTCCTTGATCTGACTGCTGATGCTGCTAGTGGAAAACCCGCTATTGCAATGTTCACATTCAAGAACAATGAGTTCTGCCATAACTGGTTAGAGGGTGTTGGTCGTAGAAGTGGACGTGAAAGTGGTCCTGTTGCAAGCCCAGTAGCTGCAACTAAACTTATTGACTGGGGTTATGCTGGTGTTGGTGTATTCAACCCATATCGTAGCTTTATCTTAGTTAGTGAAAAGTAATATAAAAAGATAGAATAGAATATTAGTAGGCTTCTCCTTCGGGAGAAGTCTACAAAATATTTAAAACTTAGATATCATTATTTGGTATAGATAAATTTAATAAGAATAAATATGAATAATATAGTAACTTTAAGAAATGTATATGGTAAGGAAAAAGCACATTGCTTTATTAATCCTTTAAAACAAGCAAATGGTTCAAACTATCCTTTTGTAAAAAGAGTTCGTCAGGTAGACGCTAGTGGAGATACAGAAATGATCTTAAGTGAAGCAGAAATTAATAGTCCTGATAGTAATTACTTTATTAAGGAAGATGAACGAATAGAGATTTATGATGGTAAAACGTTTGATTTAGATAATCCTCTAGAAAGAAATATTTGGACTTGCATTAAAGATTCATTCTTAATTGCACCTGAAAGAGATTCTAAAGATTCAAAAGGTAATCTTTTAATTGACGGAGGTCCAAAACGTTATGGTCAAGCTGAATTCTATGTAGAAAGACCTGGAGTTGAATCTGAAAAACGTATCGAACGTATGAAGCTTGTAACAAAAGCGTTCACTTATATTGAACAAGATTCTGCTAAAGGAAGACTTACCAAAACAAGGTTACTTGGCAAATCAATGAGAAATGCTCCTGACTCAGATGTTCAGGACTATTTATATCAAAGAGCGGAAAAAGATCCAATGGTTGTTATTGACCTTTATACAGGATCAGATACAGCACTTAAACTGCTGCTTATTGACGCAAAAGAACAACGTGTTATCAACCTTCAAAGTGGAGTTTGGATGTATGGGGATGTTCGTCTAGGTACAACTGACGAATCTATCTTACTCTTCTTGAAGATTCCTGCAAATAAAACTATCTACGAGGGTATTACATTAGAGACATACCCTGATCTTCAGAAACTAAGTTTAAAAGAAACAGTAGAGGAAAAGGCTGAAGATAAAGCTGAGGAAAAAGTTGAAGATAAAGCTGAGGAAAAAGTTGAAAAGACGGAAAAGAAGAAAAGCAATAAATAACAATATATAATGACTATTAGACAAGCATATGAATACATTTTAGTTGAATGCAACAAGGTGAAAGCTCCTCAAGTTTTACTTGAGGACTTCATATACTTGTTTAATAAAGCAATTCAACAATATATAAACGGTGTATATAACAGAAGCGAATACAATCAACAAAGTTCAGATGACTTAGGATTTTTACAAACTACATCAGTAATTAAAGTAGGTAAAATTGCTCCAAGACAGGAATTCAATGATACTGTTTGAGAGTTAGAATTACCTAAAGATTACTTACATATGTTGAATTGTATTGCAGAATTTACAGGTAGTGATTCAAATAAATCCAGATGTGGAGATGGAGTTGGTCGAACAATTACATCAACATGTCAGAGGTTAACTGCAGATCTTTATGCAGGTATTATTAATAATTATTATATGAGGCCATCACATAAAAAGCCTTACTATTATATTATTAATCATAATGATAATAACACTGAACCTCTAAGAAATTCAGAAGTTATTCCAACGAATTTAACCATGGATACAGAGATTCAAAACGGATCTTATCAGCCTGGATGAGCTGATTCTGAATTAACATATAGAAATGAAGTGTTTTTAAAAGAACAATACAATAGAATTTCGAATCAATCTACTGTAAAATTGGAAATTCATAGCGGTACTTCTACATGAGCTTTAAATAAAGTTTATGTAACATATTTGAAGTCTCCTATGTACGTTTCCATGACCCAAGACAAGAATCTTGAAATTGAAGATAATTCTCAAGTCTTGGAATTTCCAGATTATGTTTGCTATGAGATTATAAATATAACAGTTAGATTACTGTTAGAGAATGCTAGTGATCCAAGATTACAAACGAACATTCCAATTAATCAAACTATAGCAGTTCCTGGAAATAAATAAATTTATTAACTTAAAAATTAAAAATTATGTTTGATTTTCAAAAAGAAGTAATAATTAATTCAAACCTGCTTGACGATGGTGTAAATCCTCGTTTTATGGTTATGGATGGGCCTGTTAAATTATTTCGAGTATTACGTTGTGCAGACTATAGAAAAGAAGGCTTAGTCGAAGGAGTTATTTACAAAACTCCAGCAGAAAAAGGCCAAGTCGCTAGTGCAGCATTTAATTTACCTACGAAAGAAGGTACTTATAGAGTAGTAATTGGTATTACTCTAATCGGTAAATACCTTGCAGATTACGCTATGCCTTGGTCAAATTTTGGTAAGGCTGTACTTGCTGAATTTGAGGTTTCTGCTGAAGATTTAGGAAAGACTAAAGAACTTCAGGAAAAAATGATTAAGGCTATCGAAATGGCTATTCCTGAAAACTACAGATATGTAAGAGTATCTGCAGAAGATTCAGACAAAGTACTTGTAAGTTGCACTGATTCACATCAGGTCATTACTGTAGCTGAACTTCAGGAACAAAGAGGTATTAGTTGTCCTGATAGTTGCACTGAGAAGCAATATGTAACGGTTGATGAGGCTGTAGAAGTAACTAAGAATAAAATGGAAATTGGTACTGCTGCTTGGCTTCAGGAGAATCTACGTTTCCCAAGTTATCCTAATATACGTTATGCAGCTCTCAATGAAGAGGAGTATCCAGTAAACGGAGGTTTGTATACTCAATTCTCATTCTTATATTGCATGCCTCGTAAGGGGCTTCATGGACAGGGAACAGTAGGACAAGCTCTTAAATCAGTTACGACACATACGTTCTATGTATTATCATCACTTGTTGATAAGTTTGAAGAGGATCTGAAAAAAGTATTTGGAGACGATTCAATTAAAGTTGTTAGTCCTGATAATACTGAATTAATTAATATCGAATTCGTATCTGCACTTAAGGTTTCAGTACAGGATATTAACGAAGGAAAAGCAATAATTAAAGCAAATGTATCTGGTCCCGCTGTTAGTCCAAATCTTATTAAATATTCAATTAAAGAAGAAGATAGTAAGTATCAAATCGATAACGATGGTAAGCTTACTGTAAAAAAAGGACAAACTGCAGCAGAAGGTGATAAGTTTACAGTTAAAGCCTCTTATGGTAATGCTGTAGCAGAACAAGAGTTTACAGTAGGAGCTTAATACTCCTTTTAACATATATCACTAGAAGAAGGCAGGGCGGGGTAATTTCCCTGTCCTGCCTTTAATTTTTAAACTGAAGTTTATGACAATAGAAGCAATAGCAAGTGCTGTATATAATAATACAGTAACTGGATTAGCAGGAATCACTTCAAATCCAAAAATATCTGTAGAGCAACTTCAGGATGAAGTAGTGGCAGAGCGTAATCAAATAATGAGAGAATTTCTTTTAAAAGGAATTCTTAATTTAGATGAATTGTTTTTAGCAATTAATTGTATTGAAGTTGATTGTGATTACATGTCAAAATGTTGTAATTTGCAAGTTGGAGAAAAAGCATTACATTTTGAAATTCCACCGATTATTTATATAAACGGAATTGATACAATAAGATTTGTTGGCAGTATAGATAGACATACTCGTTATAATATTTATACAGATGAAACTTATAGATTTCATAAGTATAGAAAAAATAAACCAGGAAGTCCATATGTCTATATAGATACTGCAATTAATTCTAATGGTAATATGGACGGATATATTTTTAATGTTCCTTTTGTGAAATATATATCTGTAATTGCACTATTCTTAGATCCAAGAAAGCTTTTAGAATGAGATTGTTGTTCTGAAAATCCTGAAGTATATCTAGATTGTGGAATTCTATCTGATGAAATTATTAAAAGAATGACTGAGAAATATATTCGCTGGTATAAGCAACTCGCTACTCCTGTCACTCCTAACGACCAAACTCCTAAATAGTTATGAAGTTAAATAATATAAATTCTGTATATTCTCTTGCTAATATATTATACGGGGTTACAATAAATCCTGATAATTTTGAGGATATAGTTTTAAATGGTTTACAGTTAATAGGTAACAAACATTCTAGAATGTATAGATATGTAGGAGATACTACAAACAGAATACTAGAATTACCTTGTAATTTATCTTTTATAGAATCTGTGACAATTCCATTTGAAGACTTTCAATCTACTTCAGATACTAGTATTTTTCCATTAGTTCAAAATGCTTATTATGAAAGATATAATGAAGCTTGAAAATGAAATAAAGATCCTTTATATCAATCAGGAAAACTATTAAATTATAATGAGATAAATAATGCATTAGAGTTTGATAGAGATTATTCGAATGTATCTGTACTGTATCATGGTGTAATTGTAGATGATGACGGACTTCCACTTATAACAGATAAAGAATTAACTGCATTAGCTGCATATGCAGCATATATTGATTTATATAAAAAGAGTCTTGTATTAAGAGATGGCAATTCTTTTCAAATGGCTCAAGTAGTTAAACAAGAATGATTAAGAGCTTGTAGTGATGCTAGAGTTCCTGAACATATCTCACAAAATGAAATGAATGAGATTCTTGATGCTCGTACACGTTGGGATAGAAAGCAATATAAGAAATCATTTAAACCTGTTAACTAATGAATAAAAAAATGTTTCCTCATGGTTTTAACTCTAGGGAACTATATAATGGGTTAAATCCTAAGTTATTAAAAGGAAGATGAGTAAAAAATAGATATAAAGATCGTAAGAATCTAGCTGCTAAGATTTTTGATGACTGTTTTTATGAGATCTTATTGGATATTATAAATAATAATGTTACCTTTGTACTACCTCTGCGTTTTGGGAATTATGGAGAAATTTCTATGAAACAAATTGCAGATGAAGACTTTAAACAAGCATATAGAAGAGGTAAATTTAATAATATTGATTTTGTATTATCTCAATTTACAGGAAACCAGCTAGTATATAGATATATGAAGCATAATAAAGAAACTATGGAAAAACCAATCTATGTTGATAAATATCTTAAAAAACTCATAGATCAATATACTGAAGAAGCAAAAGTGTACTATTAATTATGATTAAAGAATTAGACGATTATTTAGGTATTATACAAGAAAAATATCCAAAGATCTCAAAAGATGAGTTAAAAAGAGTTATAGAACACGGTTTTAGTAGTTTTCATTTATTAGCTAAAAGTGGAGCAGATGTAGTTTTAGGAAATCATAACTATACTGCTTTTTGTGGAAAGATGTTTTTTGATGATTATAAAAGAGTTAGATATAATAATATTAAACATCGTATTAAATTAAGACTGAAATATAAGTACGCTCAAGAAGTATATAACGGAGCGTACTATTTCGGTCTAACTGAAGCTGAGTGAGAATTTTATAAAACTCAGATAACTTCAAAGCGTAGATCTAAAATAAAGTTTAGAGATTTGAAGTTATATAAAATACAAGAAGAGTGTTATTTAGATAGATCTAGAACACATTTCTTTAAATTATACTATCCAATTGATGTTGGATGGACATTTTTAAAAAGTGAAATCACAACAAGAAACTTTGAATATATAGCATATAGAGATGTAAAAAATAAAATAATAATGATTTAATATGGCAAAAGAAGAAATAATAGGGTCTCCTAGAAGAAATTTAGTTTTTGAAACTAGTGGGGTAATAAGAGTAAAAGTTGGAGATAAATATTATAAGTTAAATTATGATAAAGAAACAACTGATGATGAAGACGAAGAATCTATAGAGTCTAAAATTATAATTGTAGACGATATATTATTATATGAGACAGGGCAGTATGAATATCCTGGAGATAGAAAAATAATCTTTGCATTAAACGGAGGAATTTATTATACATTAGATAATAGTTATTTTAGTTTTAGTGATTCTCAAAATTCAGATGCTTCTCTTGAAGGGAATATAATATTTGATAATACTGTAATATTTAATGGAACCCCTCCATTTAAATTAAGTAGTTCAGAAGTTATAAGTAATCTTAATGCACAGTTTATTGATGGGCATAGTTGAAATGATATTCAAGCATTATTAAATAAACAGAACATCTCTTTTAATACATTAGAAACTACAGATGGAAAATTTATAGCTGAAGATGGGAAAGTTACATGTAATACAGTAGTTTGTAGTAATGCTAATATTAAAAAACTTAGTTTTGAAACTCTTTCTGGAAATATCTCAATTGGAGGAAATATAAGTGTTACAGCAAGCGAGCTAGATATTGATGGAAATCTATATGATCTTGGAATAAATATTTTACAGCTTCTATATAAATTATATTCTGTAAAAGGAATAAATACTAGTAAGACTACATTCGTTGAGTTTGCTAAAGATCTTGTAAAATCTGTAAATACAAGTTATAATTGACAAACTCCATCAACATATACCTCTCATCAATTAGATTTTGATAAACAACTTTTATCAGAATCTTTTTATTGGGAGCCAATAAACATTGAATCTTGAAAGAATATTTCGTGCATACCATTATCTGTTGCAGATAATTATTATATAGATCCTGAAGAAATTACAGAAGATACAGAAGATACAGAAATTACTGAAAGTGCAGAAAATATTGCACGTTCATCTAATCTATACAATGAGATTATAACAAAAATTTACATTATTCCAGAGGAAAATAAATCTACATTTAATGGTGTCGTTTTAAAATTATATATAGATTCAGGATTTGTTACTCCTGGTACAGAGGGAGAATTAATTATAAATGAATACAAAAAAGATACATCTGAGGAGATTGAGAATATTAGTGCAAAGTTCATAGTCACAGGTATTAATAATGACGAAATATATGTACATACTACATACATTTCAGATAAAGCAAGCTTTCTAGCTCTTTCTTCAGAATCTATTGGGTTGTATGCATATTCAGAAGCTGAGAATCTAACTTCAGATACTGAAGAACAACCGTTTACCTCAATTAATGTACAATATTATCAAGAGCCTGAAGAAACTTCAGAGTATTATAATATTATACTAGAAACTAATCCTGAATCTATCGGTTTTTATCAAACTAGTAATACAGTTATTGGAAATTTATCTGTAATATCAGACGATATACTAAATCCTTCTGGAATAGGGATTTATAGTGATAACTGTTATTTAAATAACCCAACTATATGCCTATACAATAGTGCTGAACAAAAGAGTTATCTTAAAATATCTGCTTTAGGAACATCATTCGTTGGAATAAACGATGCTCAAGAAAATTGAATTAGTATCGAAAATACAGGCAAATGTAGTTTGAAGAGAGGCAATCTATATAATATTAATAACTATGATACTTTTTGTAAGTTTGGGCCTTTAGTTGTATATGAAGACGGTTCTGCAACTTTAGGAAGTGGAGATACTCAAATTACTATATCTGCATCTGGAGAAGTTAAGATTCCTTCTGCAGCAATAACTACATAATAACTATGAAGAACAAATTAAATCAAATAAATCAGTTTAATGGAGGAATGATAAAGGATATAGAACCATTAATGGTTCCAAATACTGTAATGACTGATTGTTTAAACGGCACTTTAATTACTTATAATGGTAATGAATTTGCCTTACAAAACGATATGGGTAATTATGGGTTTAAAAATGGAGCTTTGAGTAATGGTTTTGTTCCTGTTGGAATGAAAGAACACCAAGGAGTATTATATATTATTTCATATAATCCAATTGACGACAAAGTAGAAATTGGAAGTTTTCCATCACAACAAACAATCTTTACCCCAATTGTAGATAATAAGGATGCTACAATTAAGGATATCATTATTGATAAAACATCTTTATATAAAGATTTAGAAGGTGAAACTAAAATTATACTTCTTAGTAAAGATCCTAATTTTTATTTAAATCCAGGAGATAAGTATCTTCTTATATATGAAAATTCAGGTGAATATTCCTTTAAGGAAGCACTTGAACAGCTAAATAATAAATACTATAGACACTTAGTTCCTTATATTCTTACAGATGAAAATAAATTGTATAATATAGATGGGCTTCTTGAATTACAAGTCGATAAATCCACAACTAATAGAAGTGATTGGATTCCTGTATCTTGGGATATTCCTGGCTGGCTTGCTGTAAAGTTTAGTATTACGGTTCCAGAACAATTTAATATATATTTTGATAAAAGTAAGACATATGTAGATGATAGTGATTCGAATGCTATAAAAGTTTATCCAGGCGGAGATCTTAGAGTACAAACTTATTGGAATCTTGTAAATTATGCCGATGGAGATTTAGATAAGATTCAAAATAATTTAGTATATTTTTTACATGATTATGACACTTTAGATGAAAAAAATATAAGTAAATTATCTCCAATAAGTCTAGAGCCTAATCAATTAATATCTTATAATAATTTCCAGTCTATAATATTTAATACTATTGATGCAAAAACGCTTGGAAACTATAAATATATTACTCCCGCATTATTAGTTGAAAATGAAGGTAAGAAAAATTATATAATATATAGTCAATTTACACAAACAATTTCTAGAGATCCTATAACAATAGATCCTAATGAAATACACTTTGGAAGAAATTATTTTAAATATTTTGTAGGAGATAATTCTCTAACAATGCTTACTTCTTGAGAAAGTTTTCCTGGAGTTAGCCTTGAATATAAGTTAGAAAGATATTCTACTTCAGATTCAGACAACCCCTATACTGCTATTGATTGGACTTCGGTTTCTGATATAATAAGTAATGGAACTATTATTATAGATATACCCTTTTCTGAAAATAATGAAGACATAGCAGAGTATGATACTACTCAAACTGGAGAACCTAAGATAAAAAAAGTTAATTTTAATAAAGAGGATATATACTTTCTAAGTCTTCGTTATGTTATTAATATTGAATCTGGAAATCCTATTAGAGGAGATATAGAACCTGCCGAAAATAGAATTTATGCCACAGAACTTGTAAATAGGTGATATTATGTTAAAGATAACTTTAAGGATATTACAGGACAAGACCTTGTAAATTACTTTGCTGATTATATAAAACTCGAACTTAATTCAGGTAATTATGCGTTTACAGAAACTGCTTTTCTAAAACGAAGAGGTAATGAAGATTCAAAAGATGAAAAAATAAATAATTATTCATTTGATTCTAGTGACTATTTTAGTGAAATTAAATTAGTATATCCAGAACCTCCTGGAGAAACGTATGATACTTCTAAGATTGGAATTAAGACTATATTTAAACAAGGCAATACATATTCTATTAAAAAGGTAGGAAACTCTGAAGTATATACTATATCTGTTCCAAAAGACCAAAATGGAGATGACGGTAGATTATGAAGATGAATCACTTCTAAAGGCGTTACTGTTAACAATGGCAAGGCTATAGATTCTAAAGGCAATACTTATACACTACTCTTTAATAAAATAGATGGATCTTTTTCATTTGATTTGTTTAATACTTTTACAGTTACAAATACTGAATATAATATTGTAAAAGAAATCAGTAGTAGTGATAAATATTTATATGAATATCATCCTATTGGAAAAACTAAAACTAAAGTTACAGATAAAGACGATACTCATACAATAGAATATAGACCTGAATATGTAGAATTTAGAAAAAACGGTTCTGGAAGAGATAAATGATCAATGTGTTTCTGGTGGAAAGAGGTAGGTCCTTTTACTATTAGGTTTGAAAACAATAAGTTGTATTATGGTGAGAATACAGAAGAATTCACTCCAGAAAAGAACTGACCTAGTGTTCTTGGAGATTTAAATATTTCAAGTGGAACTAATTGGCATAGAACAGATTGAAAACCAGATAGCCATTCTGCAACTAGTACAAAAAGTTATGCAGATGATTATGGATTTAATATATATAATTTCTATAATGCAAAATATAGTAATGATAGTAGCCATTCTGGAGATTCTGGTTTCTTTGGCAGATACGGATCTGCAAATAATTTCTGTCTTGCAATGTCATATGAAACAAAAAATTCATGACCTTGTATATATTACTGTGCTAATAAGGCGCCTTCAGAGAAAGATGCTTCTTATATTTCTAAAACTTGTATGTATTCCTATCTTATGATGATATACTGTTTAAGATGTTGTATGTCTTCTAAAAATAATATAATTTATTATTCTTTATATAACTATGGAGAATCTCTTATAAATCCAGTATATATAAAAACTATTAATCTTTCTGGAACATATGATTGAAAATATTTCATGGATGAGGGAGTTGACATTCCAGATGAAATAGATTCAATATTTAATGGAGTATCTTTTGCAGACAATAATGTGATATCTACAAATACAAATGTCAATTTTAATTGTATAGTTACTCCTGATGAATCTTTTAAATATGAACTCCAAAGGTTAATAGATAATAAGAATAGTGATGTAAGAATTAAAGTAGATGAATTAGAAAGACAGCCAAATATAAAAAGTGGGGACCTGTATCTTATTCATGAGTATAATGAGAATGCAAATAAAGTGAAATTAACTAATGCTATAAAAAGTATGGTGTTTACAGATCAAGTAAGATCTAATATGGATGCTACTTTAGAATTGTTTATGAGAGAGACAGATAATAATACGCGTTCTGTAGCAAGAGAGTTTATTTCTAATATATATGATGACGGGCAATAATGGATATAAAACTGAAAGTAAAAAAGTACAAGGATACTGGAGATATTGCTTGAGAGTATAATCCTTTACGTAATTTAAAAAAATCTGATGATCAGATTGATGATTTTACAGTAAGTAATTCTCAATTAAAATTAGATCTAGAAAATCCTATAGACATAGAATGTCAAAGTTCTTATGATGGAAGTACAAATTTAATATTCAACGATGATAAAAATCCTCCTAGAATAATAAATACTAGAGTAGCGTTATTAGAAAATAATAGATATAAAATTATAAATCGAAACCAAATTAAACAATCTAATTTATATACAGAAAATGAATTAGATCAACAAACTAGGTTATTTAGAAACGTTACTAGAATTCCAAAGATTCAATTTAAAAATGTAGATTACTTTGGAACTCTCAAAGGAGGGAATTATATATTTTATATAAAATATTCTGATAGTGACTATAATGAAACTGATATTGTTGCTGAATCAGGAATAGTGTCTGTATTTAAAGGAGATTTATCAAATCCTAAGACTTGTGTTGGAGCTTATATGGATGAACGTACTGATAAATCTATAATACTTTATCTTAAGAATATAGATACGTCTTTTAGTTATATAAATATATATTATAGTAGAACAAGTTGTGATGTAAATGGTATTTCTAAAACAGATTTTCATAAAATAAAAAAGACTTATGAAATAACTGATGTCAATCAAACAATAACCATTAATGGATTTGAAGAACTTGAAGACATAACTGCAGAAGATTTAAATATACAATATAACTATGTAGAGTCTGTAAAAAGTCAGGCACAAGTTCAAAATAGATTATTCTTTGCAAATGTTTCAAAACTTAAAGAAGACTCTGCTATTTTAAGTAATCTTGCGTTATATATTAATGTAGAAGAATGTCAAGAACATGATATAGGATATATTACAGATACATATGGAATTTATAAAGGAGATATTACTGCTGCAGAATACTATTCTCCATATAATATATATTATAGACTTGGGTATTTTCCTGGGGAGATTTATAGGCTAGGAGTAGTATTTATATATAATGATGAGCATTTATCTCCTGTATATAATCTTAGAGGTATTGATTTTAATCTTTCAACTTATCATTTTAAAGAAAAAGGGGATAATAGAGAGATAATATCAAGTAATAAATGTAATTATGATTATAATATAGACTTAAGAGATCCTGAAACTATAGAAAATAAAGATTTTATATCTTTAGAAACTTTAGAAAATACAAGAGGAGTATTTAGATTCACTAAAGATAAGACTATTATTGATCATGACGGAAAATCTGTGAAGCCATTGGGATTAAAAATTAGAATCCCTGAATTTGTAATTAATAAACTTAAAGAACTGAATATTAAGGGATACTACTTTGTTAGGCAACAGCGTATTCCAACATTTTTATTCTCTGGGTTATCTATAGGAGTTGACACTGTAAGTGGAGTTCCTTGTCTTGATCTTTCTGAAGGAGGCCAAAATCCAAAGCTTGTAACAGAATCTTTTGTAAATAAAAATAAGGTATTGATTAACGATTATGATTCAAAACTTATATATAGTAACAATTGTAGCTATTCAGGATTATTATCAGCAGATGTTAAGTGTGATAAGCAAATGCAATCTCTACTTAACTCAGATAGATATAAATTAGTAGAAGCATACAAGTTTAATCAATATAACGCATCAGGAAGAAGTTATACCTTAGATTTAACAAATGTTGAAAGTACAAATGCAGAAACAACAAGCGAACTTTTATATATAGACTCGGATATTCCTCAGAAAATTATTAATGATAATATCTTTTGTACTAGAGCAGGAATGCAAGAAGAAATTAAACAACAAACCTGTTTTGGAAAAGAGGATATGGAATCAAGCGATGCTCAATTAGTTAGAGGAGTATTTACTGATTTTGTAGGATGTAATACTTTACTTGGTAAATCATCATTATATAATGTTTATATAAAAAATTACTCCGAAACATTTAATAAGGAATATTTTCAAATAAGAATCGATGATAATTCTCCTTACTTTGCAGTATCTGATAGATATGCTACAGATACTAGTATGATAAAAGACAAGGATATTACAGATTGTACTACTAATTATAAAGACGAAGAAGATAATTCTATAGAATTTAATTGAAGCGTCATTCCAATATTATATCGTGGGGATTGCTTTACTTATACAACTACCATTAGATTACATAGAAATTTCACTTCTCAAACAGTTCCTACAAATGATACAATAGTAGATTTTAATACTTGAAAAGATAATTTTAAAGGTATTAGAAATACTGAAAACTGGGATGATATAAATATTGGAGATATTAATGCAGTAGCTATTGGAAGTTGAATAACATTTAAAGGATTATCTAATAATAATATTTCTCTTAGAAGCATTGATGAGTTTAATACAGAAGAAATTGCATTAATGGGAAATCCAAGAGGATTTTATCCTATACAAGGTATGTCTACTAAATCTTCTGCTAAAATTCCAGAAAGTAACTTATATAATAGAGGATATAGTACTACTCTAGGATTTAAAAGAAATTATAAGCACATAGATGTACCTTATGAAGTTGACGAGTTTGATACTCGTATAATGTTTAGTGATATTCAGGTAGATGGAAACTTTAAGAACTCATATAAGGTATTCCAAGGATTATCATATGAAGATTTAGATAGACAATATGGAGGTATAGTAAAAATTCTTCCTTGAGGAGGAAATCTATTAACTGTATTTGAGCACGCTATAGCTATTGTTCCAATAAATGAAAAAGCTCTTATTCAAACTACTACTGGGCAAAATATTCATATGTATGGATCTGGAGTATTACAAAAGCAAATGACAATTATATCTGATATGTATGGTTCTATATGAAAAGACTCTATTATAAGAACTCCTAGAGCAGTATATGGTGTTGATACATATGCTAAGAAAATTTGGAGATTTTCTGATAGAGGTCTTGAACTTATATCTGATTTTACGATTCAAAGATTCCTTAATGATGAAATAAATCTTAAGGAACTTGAAAAAACAGTAGCATTAGGAACAAGAAATGTTAAAACTCACTTTAATGCTTATAAAAATGATGTTATGTTCACTTTTTATAATGATGATAAAATTTGGAATATATGTTATAATGAAGTACGTAGCATGTGAGTTACTAGATATTCGTGAGTTCCTTTATTATCAGAAAATATAAATAATACATATTTTAGTTTTGATTTGCTTAAGAGTAAAATATTTAGTATAATAAGTAATAATCTTCGAAAAACTGATGATCTTGTAAAGGTAGGAGAAGAATGAACTGGAAAATATGTTACTTCTGATAGAGAATACTCAAAGTTTACTTTCACAGTTGATGGATATGATGGATATAATATTAATAGTGTTGTTATAAAAGGATATTACTGAGATGAAGATGAAATAAAAACTGATTCACTTATTGAATGCAAAGCAAATGAAGAAACCTGGCTTATGGATGAAGTAAGTGAGAATTGGGTTGAAATTAAAAATAAAAATGTTGGAAATGCTATAGATGCTGAATCAGAAGAGGATCGTCAGAAAATAATCTATGCTAATTATCTTGAACAGAAGGATGCGGCTCCGTTTTCAATAGAATTTAAAGATCTATACAGAAAAGAAGACAGAGGCTATTTATATTATACTATTGAAGTAAAATATACTCCATATGTTGTAACTTCATCAGAAGATAATCCTTCTGAAGATGAGAGTGGAAACCTTATGAGTAATTGTATTGTTTTTGGAATTGAACGGTCGTATACAGCTGGAGCTATTATTCCTTATGAAGCGCTAAAAGAATTCGACATGCTGAAATATCAAGATGATTGAAATAAGGCACTATTATATAATATTTTCGTACACGGTAGAAGTAACATTATTGATGAGATAAATTATTTTGATAGTGATGAAACAAATCAAATATTACCTACTAAATGATATAATAAACAGGAACCTTTTGAGTTTGAATTTATAGTTAATGAACCAAAAGGAATTCATAAAATATTTGACAATTTAGTAATAATATCTAATAATGTTGAACCAAATTCTATTGAAATAGAAATTACTGGAGATGTATATGAATTTAGTAAAAGAGCTATTTATAGAAATAAAACTTTTAATAAAAATGAATCTACAAATGCTAATTTCCCAGAAATCTATTTAGATAAAGAATCTAAAGGATATAAAACAGAAGTTACATGAGATCCAATTCGAAATGAATATTACTTAAATGTACATGCAGATTGTTTAAATATAAAAGAATATGGAAGACGATTAGGTAATATATACTATAGTGAAGATTCTTGGTATTTCCAAGTACAACCAATATATTATGAACAAACAAGCTCTAATGATTTTGAATCTCCATTAAAGGCAACTAAAGTTCGAGATAAATATGCAAGAATTAGAGTTAAATATAAAGGTGATAAACTTGTTATTATTACTGCATTACAAACATTAATGACTCAAAGTTATGCATAAAAGAATAAAAAAAATGGAAATAGGAGGAGTTAGTTCTGGGAATATTATTAGTCCAGATATGTTAAAACAGCTTGGTCTTAACTTAGGAAACTATAATGCTTTCATTAGTGCTTCTATGAATAAAATCAAATCAGATATTGGAAATTTTAAAGATACTAAATCTGATTCTGATGCAGATGAAAGGAATCCTTTCTCTACCGCAAAAGGTATGTTTTCACAAAAAACTGTAGATTCTGTTAGAAATTGACAGAATGATACATTTGCTGGAGCAGAAACTGTAAATAAGCTAAATGGCAAATTTGGAGGAGCTTTTCAAATGGGAGACCAGTTCATTGGAAATCTTAACACAGCCCTTGTAGGAAATGAGAAAACTGGATCTACTGCTCAAGTAATGTCTGGAGTTAAAGACATAGGACACAATGTAGTAAGTCAATTTAATCCTATGGGTGGAATGATTAATACTGGAGCTAAAACTATAGGAAATCTTATTGGAGGAACTAAAGATCGTGTTGAAGGTACTGGTTCTCAAATACAAGGAATGGTAAGTGATGGTCTAAGTATGCTTGGCCCTATTGGAATGGCTGCTGGAGCTGCATTAAATTTAATTAATGGTATTGGAGGAAAGCGTATTAATAAATTAGTAGATAATACATCTGATATTAGTAACGAATATAGTGGTTCAAAGAAATTTATCAGTAATAGTATTGATAAATATAGTAATAAAAAAGCTGGATTATTTGACTTTGGATTTCATCGAAAAGGCCAAAATGCTATAACTAGAGCTAGAAGAATGCAAAATACTACTTTAGATATTACAGATGCAGGTAAAAAGCGACTGAATAATCAAATAGGTCAGTCTCTTGCTAGTAAAAACTTCAATACTTATAATGGATTAGATAATATGTATTCCTTGGCTAAAAACGGAATGAAATTTCCTGAATTAGATGAAGCTAGAGCATTCTTACAGAAACGACCAACACAATCTACAGAAACACAAAAATTCCAACTCGGAGGTAAGATGAATTTAATTCCTGAAGGAAACTTACATGCACATAAACATCATTTAGAAAATGTAAATCCAGAATTAAAAGATCAAATTACTAAAAAAGGAATTCCTGTAGTAGCACAATCTGAAGGAGGAATTGTTCAGACAGCAGAAATTGAAAAGGAAGAATGGACACTTAGAAAAGAATTTACCGATAAACTTGAAGCTTTATATAAAGCATATCAAGAAGATTCATCTAATGAAATTGCAATTGAAGCTGGAAAATTAGTTTGTCATGAACTATTAAAGAATACAGATGATAGAAGTGGACTAATTAAAAGTATAGAGTAATATGCCATTAGATATAAGATCACAAGTTGTTACAGCTCTGGATAATATCAATAAAAATCCAGAGCTGTATACTCCTCCAAAGCCAACTACATCTTTAGAGACAAGAATTAACGATTTAAAAGAAACTAATCCTAGTAAATATAGAGAACACATTTCTACATTAACATCTTCTGCAAATAGTGGAAATGAAGAAGCTAGAGAGTTGTTAGGAAAGATAGGAGAGGATGCTACTAGACAGAGAAGAGGGTATGAAGGATTAAATACAGCTATGTATGCTTCAGCAATAATTGGAGCAGGAGCTTTGGCGGCGCCAAGCGCATCTTGAATATATAGTCAATTACCAAAGTGAATTAAAACAGGAATTGACATAGGATTAACTGTTGATGGAGCTAGAAATTTTCTTAGTGATAATGGAGTACAAAAACTTATAGAGAAGCTAAAGCAGGAAATTATGGAAAAGCTGTTTTATCTGGAATTGGAGATATATTAGATATTGGAGGTAGTCTAGGATTATTAAAAAGAGGAATAAATTTTACTAGAAATAGATTTCTTAACCAAGGAGTTCAACCATATACGTTTCCTTCTATTCCTACAAATACACAAAATTCAACTAATTCTGAGTTAAGAAAACGATATTTAGATAAACTTAGAAAATATGCAGAAGTAGTTAAAGATAAAACTCCAAATACTTTTACTAAAAAACATCCTAAAACTGGAGACGATTTATCAAAAATAAAACTTAAAAATGAAGAATTAGATATTATTGAAGATCTTCCAGTACCTTCAGAAAAAACTAAATACTTCGAATCTATACCATATAATATAGCTAAACGAGAGGGATATAAGGTATCAAATATTGTTTCAACTAATCCTAGAGTAGCGATTTATAATTCTACTAAAGGAAATCAATTAGCTCATGGATATTTCTTTCCTAAACGATCTAATGAAAGAGACTTAACAAATTATGTATTCTTAAATAATACTGGGTTTAATAGATCTACTATGACTCATGAATTAAATCATAAATACGTATATGACGGTCAGATATTGCCAACTGAATTAACTTCAAAACAGGAAAAATTAATCACGGAGGCATATCCAACTAGAATAGAGACTATTCCTGGAAGTAATACTACAATAGAACGTAGAGCTGTTAATGAACAACTCCGTGAAGAGTTTGTAAATGAATTTTATAAAAGAAACGGACGATATCCTGAAATTAATTCTGATAGAAATGAGCTATTTGAGTTTCTAGAAAAAATGCCAGAGAAGGAATTTGAGGAGATAATTAAAAGACCTTATTTACGAACACGGTACCTTAATGATTATTTAGATCGTATCGGAGACTTACGTAATGAAGAATTAGAAGATATAAGTTTTTGAAAAAATCTAGGAGTTTCAAAAGAACCTTCTAAATACTGAGATTCTAAAATGAAATATGCAATAGGAAATATACCAGTAATGCTTGGTTTTGGATTATATAATAATTTTAACGATGAAAGAAACGATAATTGAAATAGCAGATAAGAAATATAAAGTCTTAGTTGCAGAAACAGAAGAGGAAAGAACTCAAGGTCTCTCTAATGTAGAATCTATGGATGATGATGAAGGTATGCTATTTGTTATGCCTGAAGATCAGGGTCAGGTTGTATTTAATACAGAGGAAATGGAATTCGATATTGATCTAATCTTCATAGATCAAGACGATGAAGTTTATAATGTTGTATTAGGTAAAGCTCATAGTTCAGAAGTTATAGTTTCTGAACCTTCTGATTCTGAAGACACCACTAAATATGTACTTGAAGTTAATGCTAATTCTGGAATTCAAATAGGAGATGAGTTAGATTTTGAGGATGATGAAGATGATATTAGCGAAGAAGAAGTAGATAAAATGTACATTCTCGGATCTGATGGAAAACCTCAAATGGATCTTGTAGGAGGTGAACGCATTATTAGTCGCCTGGAAACTAAGCAATTAATAAAGAAAGCTAAAAAAGCTAACAGAGAAAAAACTGAAAATGCCTACAAAAAATTAGGTAAATACATGTTTAAAATACTAGAAAAACAAGATAATCGAGATCCAGAATACGTTGAATCGCCAAAATAGATAAAATGAAAAAGGAGAGTAATTTCTTACTCTCCTTAAAAGATATTAACTATCTTTTATAACCCTATATTGCCTCATGTTTAATCTAGCATCTCCAAAGAGAATGAAATAGACTCATTTTATACTCTTGGGTTGTAGGACAAAGATAATATATTATTGCTAATGTGGCAAGTGTTTTCATAAAAATTTAGTGTAAATGAAAATTTTAGTAATTTTATTTGGATATTAAGAACTAAAGTGTTATCTTTGGGCATTAAATGAATATATGACAATCATAGAGTTATGAGATATCTATAAAAATTAAAATAATTTAAATTATGAAAGTTAAAAAGTATCAAGAAGGCGGTCCCGCTCCTGCTCCTGCAGCACCTGCTGGTCCACAAGGTGGACAAGATCCACTACAAATGTTAGCAGAGATGGCAGCTCAAGCATTACAGACGCAAGACTGTCAAGCAATGGCTCAAGTCTGCGAAGGTTTCTTAGCTCTTTTACAGCAAGCTATGAGCGAAGGACCACAAGGTCCTGTAGGTCAAGCTCCTGAAGGAGAACCAGTTTTCAAAAAGGGTGGAAAAATGGTAGGTCGTAAGAAATGCGCTAAAAAAGAAAATGGCGGAGAAATGAAAAATAAGTTTTTCGGCAAAAAGTAATTTAATGATCATTAGATAAAAGGGAGATTTGACATGATCAATCTCCCTTTTTATATATAAAGTAAGTGTGATAAAATGGCACAAGTAATTAAATATCAACAAGGCGGTTCTACTCCTACTCAAAAATACGGCACTTTTACTATAGATGGTAATCAATATCAGGTTGATGATGATTTTCTAAATCAGATGTCTTCTTATGGAAAAACATTAGATCAAGATACTGCATATCAATTTAGTAAAATAACTGATGCTCTAAGATCAGGTGCTAATTTATCATATGATTCTAGTGCCGATAGATTAGAAGGAGTACAGTTTGATGTTACTAATAATCAAGCAGAACGTTTAGGTAAACGTCGAAGTAGACTTGGCAGAAGTTTTGGAAATCTATGAAGGGGAAAAGAAAATACTGCAAGAAATGCAGTTCATGCTTTAAAGGATTTTCAATATAAAAAGCCAGTAGAAGCATTAGATCCAATTAATATTAGAGATTGGTCTAGTGATATTACTATGGAATATAAGCGTAATAAAGATACTGGAGATTTTGAATTAGTAAATGGAAATAGAGTTTATATAAATGGAGCTAATAATCTAAAAGCAACTAGAAGACTTCGTAGTCTAAAAGATATTGCAGGTTATGGGGATAATGATCAATTTAAAGGCTATAATGATTTAGATAAGCAAGCTTATATAGACTTTTACAATAAATATGGTGAGCAAGGCATAGAAGATATTATATCTAGGCTTGAACAAGGAAATTGGACGGATGAAGATGCTATGGCATTAGATGATATTGGTATCTTTTTAGAAGGAAGTAAACCTGTTCAAGCTCAAAAAGAAGTAGATCCTGCACAAGAAGAACTTAAGAAAACAAAAGAAAACTGAAGTAAAGCAGGATGAGATTATGATAAGTACCATAACCTATTTAACGTTGATTCAAATGGGAATGTAACTATAAATAATCCAGAATTATTATCATATATTGGAACTGGAGATGCATGACTTAATAATGAATTTAAAAGAAAATATGGAAGTTATGCGGATTATATTCCAGATGACTCTGGTTTATTTGTTATTAATGGAAAAGTATATAGGGGTGATGACCAAGATAGTTTATCTAAAATTCAAAAGTATTTAGATTTTGTAGCAGATAATAAGAGAACTGCTGGTAATTCTTCAATTATTAAACAATATTGGGATGAAAATCGTTCTAGATCTCCATGGTTTAGTACTTCTGTTGATTCAGAAGGTAATCCAATGTGGTCCCCGTATTTTCAACCAAATCGATATGCTGCAGATCTAACTGGTAACTATGTTAGACAAGCAGGTGATCCTTTAGTTTATGATTATTTTCCTAATTACAATCCTGAAGATTCTTCTCAGTTTGATCCCTATGGACACCCTTTAAGAACTTTAGCAGAAAGAGTATATATTGATCCTTTAACTAAACAAAGAATTAATTATAATAATACTTTACAAGAGCAATTAGATCCAAATATAGTTAATTCTTACTATGAAAATAATCCTACAACTGCTTTTAATAGTTACTATACTATAGGAAATACTGGAGGATATAAAGAAGTAGCAAGTACTGGAGATGCTTCAAATCCTCAAACAAGAGCTACATTGTATTATAATCCTCAAACTCAATTATACTATTTTCATGACGAAAACCCAGGAAATGATAACTATACATTAAATAGTCGTTTACCTGGATCTGAAGATAGTATGAGAAATTATTATTGGAATATTGATTCTCGTTTAGGACAATATATTGAGCAACATCCTGAAATCTTAAGAGATCCAGAAGTTAAGGGATATATTAGTGATATTATTAGAAATCCATATATAGCTACAATTAGTACTCGTCATGCTAAGTTTAATCCAATTATTGGACAAAAATATCCTGATTTATATCAATTATTTCAGGATTTAATTAAAACTCAAACGCTTGGTAAGTATCAACAACAATATTCAGGAACAGGAGGTAATTCTGCTCTAAGAAGTATTACTACTCCTGAAGGCTTAGAACAATTAGGTTTAGCTTATAGAGTTCCAAGTAATAAAAACGGAGGAGTTATTAAATATCAAATTGGAGGAGTTGCTGCAAATAGAGTTAATAGTGCAAAAGCTAGTAAACAAGCAATTCAACAATCAGATAAAAAACTTCGCGCTGCTGGAGAAGAAAAAACTATTGGAGATGGTACACAATTAACTGCTGCTGACAAAGCTGAAATTGCAGCTTTAGTTGCAGATGCTGCTTCTTTAGGTGCTACTTTTGTACCAGGATTTGGCAATGTTGCTGGAGCTGGAGTTGGTGCAGTAGGTTCATTAACTGGTTTTGGAGCAGATATTGCTAGAGATGGATTAGATTGAGGCGATGTTAGTAATTTAGCACTTAATCTAGGATTAGATGCAGCTACTTTACTTCCTGGGATTGGCTCAGGAGCTAAGGCAGCAAAAATAGCTAAAGCTTTAAAGAAATCTAAGGCTGTCGCAAATGCTGTTAAGTGAGCAACTAGAGGAGTTAGTTTTGGAAGTGCTGCATCTGGATTAGCAACTGCATGAGAAAATATTCAAGATGGTAAATGAACTATTAAAGATGTTCGTACTGTATTAAATGGAGTTAGAGGTTTTGCTAATTTAAAACGTAACACAGGAAGTGCAAAATTAAAAGGAGGAAACTCTGATATGGTTACCTTAAAACCAACTAATAATAAAAATCTTCCTACTATTAAATTAGGTCGTTCTGAGATTGAGTCGGTTAATTCACTTCCAAAAAATCAAAAAACTGAAAAGTTAGAAGAAATAATTATTGGAAAGTTAGGTAAAGCTAAAACAGATAATATTACTGACTTACTTTCTGAATATGGTATTAAACGTTCCTCTAATGTAAATTTCAATTGGAAAAAACCTTGGAAGTCTTCAATGAGTAAAGGACTTAATACAGGACAATTTAAATATGATGAACTTCCTAGTACTTATAGGAATCCAGATGATATGGGTTGGTGAAATTGGAATAAGACTGCTGCTACTAGAGATGCAAAAACTAATAGAAGCAATCCTTATTTTAAGAACTATGCAGATAAACAAACTTCTCAAGTTCAAAGATTTTTCGGAGGACCTGAAATGTTTACATCTGTTACAGCTCTAAAACGGAGACCTATTACAATGCCAATCTATTCTAACTTAGCTCCTAACTTAGGAATATTTAGTAATCAACCACAACATCTCTGGTATTATAAACCAGAGAATAATCCAGTATTTTATAAAAAAGGCGGTAAAATTATAAAAGCACAACCTGGTACTAAGTATCCTACATTTAGTACTCCAATAGATCAAAATTGAACTAGTGTAGCTGATTATATGCTAGATAAAAATCATAATCCGATTAATGTACAAGTAGATCCAGTTGCTGTTGTTGGAACTCCTATTAAACGTGCTTCTACAAGCTTAAATAAAGCTGTTCAATCACCTCAAAATACTGTAGTGAGGAATCAGTATAATTCAATTTTAAATGATGCTAAAATGGCTCAAATTAATAATAATCTTGGGTTTAAAGGAAGGTTAGATTCAAAAGAAGAATTACTTAATGATTCTACTAGTAGAACTTTGTCTAATTTAAACAGATCCTCATATAATACAGATAACTCTGATTATACAGCTTTTGGACATGGCAAAGGAAAAGGATTTAATATTAATCCTGATATGGTAATGGGAATAGGAGACTTTATTACTTCTACAATAGGTATCAATCGTACTACCCAAAAAATGAAAGATGCTATTCGTAAAGGAATGATAGGTTCTCAACAACAAATGCCTACTGAGTTTTACTCTAGATTTAGTGATAATGGGTTGCATAGAATGTATAATGATCGCATTAAAAGTATGCGTCAATATAAGACATCGACTAGTGATCCAAATAAAGTATTAGCAGAAAGACTTATGAGAGATATGAATGTTGATCAATTAGAAGGAGAAAGAGATGCTAAATTTTCTCAAATGATAGATCAATATAATGATAAGTTACTTGCTCAAAAACAACAATACGCTAATATTAGAACTCAGATAACTAATGAGAATAGAAACCGTTGAGCACAAGGTTTAGCTCAGTTAGATATGGCTGATGCTAATAAGATTACGCAACAAACTCAAAATGTTAAGAATCTTATTTATCAGTTAAGAGGAGACTATGCCAAGGATCTAAATGAAAAACAAGCTTTACAAGCTCAATTAGCACAACAAAAGGCTGCTGGAGATTTCAGTAATTGGCTTACTAATTTTAGAAATAGTAAAATTAATGAGTTCTATAATTGGCAACAGAATGAGGGTAAAAATCCAGAATATAGTGGTTGGAAAATCGATGATTATTTAAATTACAAATATTCTGGAGATATTGCTACTAATAGAAGTAAATATGGAATTGAGGCTTTAGTTAATCCTTATCAGCAATCTCAAAGAAGATTTTGGCTTGGAGGAAACAAATTAGATACAAAACCATATTTAATTAATTATACTAATCCTGAGCAAATTCCTATTCAAAGATTTATACCTTATAGTTATAAATCTGGCGGTAGATATTTACGTAAAACAGATGAGCAACAATATCTAGACCAGCAAAAAGCTATCAATAAGGCTGTTGGAGAACTAAATAATAACATTATTAAGTTATTTCTAAAAATGATGTCATAAATATGAGGATAAAGAGATATCAAAACGGGGGTATTAGTTATACCCCCTTTTTTAGAGATGCTGCAGAGCCTACACAAGCTGCTACTCAGACCTCTAAAACAAGTGAAAATAAAGAAGAACAACTTATTCAAAAAGAAATTATTAATGTTCTTAAAGAGAATGGATTACCTAATGATGTGGATTACTTCTTAGATAGAGCTAACAGTTTTTTAAGAAAATCTCAAAACTTAGGTGAGTTATTTGTATCTGGACAGAGTAATCAATATGATATGTCTGATTTAATTAGATTGCAATCTTTAGCTAATAGAATTAAACATAATAACGAATTACATGAAACTGCATCAGAACAAATTATTAAAGAAGGATCTGGGTCTGAAGTTGCAATTAGTAATGAAGGTAGCTTATATGTATATAATAAAGATGGCAGTATTAAGACTATATCTGCAGATACTTATTATAAAAATCCACAAAAATATCAAGCATTAACTAACTCTCAATTAATTCATCTTCGAGAAGAACGTCCAGAACTAGCATATAATAATAGTATCCTTACAGATTTATCTAATACAGTTGGAATGAAATCTATAGTAGATTATGTAAAAGCTACTATTGGAGCGTTCGGAACTAATAAATCCTCAAACCAGTTTGATAGATATACTTCTAAATATCAGAATAAAATTGAAAAAGGATTTGAACAATTATTAGGATTTAATGGTCCAGACGGAATATATAAAGTTACAGAATCAAATAGTACATCTAATCAAGGATATCATGATAAAGAAAGTCTTGATTTAGCTGTTAATTATTTATATAAGACCCTTCCACAAAATATGAAAAATGCCTTAAGAGCTCAAGCAGCTGCTGAAGGTTTTAATCCAAGTAATCCTGAAGATGTAAAACGATTACTACAAATTGCTGTAGTTGAACATACAAATCATAGTGTAGAAAATACACAAGCTTTAGATTATGATTCAACTGCATCTAAAGCAGGTAATGGAAGTTCTGGAGGAACTGATAAGGATGTTAATAGAAGTTATTTAGAAACTGTTGCTGCAGGTAGAGTAGTAGATCCTAAAGTTGCAGTTTTATCGACCTCAACGGCTAAAGGAGGATTAGAGGTTGTAACTAGAGATTATCCAATGTTAGATAAAAACGAAAAGCAAGTAACTCAAAATACAATGAAAACTGTATTAGATGAAGCTCAAGTTGGTAATCTTATTGATAAAAATTCTATTTTCTTTGGAGATCAAAGAATATCAGATATTGATTTAAATAGAATTGTTTGAGATGGTTCTAGTTCACTTAGTAGAATGTGACTTCCAAAAGATCGAGATGCAGAACAAATGGGAGTTTATAAGCCTGACTTAGATGCATATGATCGATATACAAAATTTGAGGAATGAATTGAAGATAATCCTAATGTATCTAGACAAAGAATGATAGAAAAATTACATGAATATGATCTAGACTTAGAGTTTGATACTGAAACTAATAGATGGAAATTCAGACCTGAAGATATGATGGTATTTTTTGGATTATCAGGCTATGCTAGTGATAAAGCTATTGACTTTGATAGTAATTCTCCTTGGTTATGACATGTTGATGGACCAGATAAAGATAGAATATTTAATATCTATTCAACTTATGTAAATTATGGAGGAGATGTAGTAAAGAAATCAGACAAAAAGGTTGATAACTTTAAGCCAGGCTTCTTTGGAAAAATATTTCATGGCAATAAAAATTCAATGTATAAAGGAATGATATTTATGCCTATGCATGATTCTAAACTTGCAACTGTTGCATCTAATCATGAAATTGGAAGTGCTAGTGAATATAGAGATATATATAATCAGGCAAATCTGAAAAAACAACAACAAAGCATAAAAGCTAATTTTTAAAGTATGATGGATCAGAAGAAAAATGATTGGCTGGCGGCACTATTTTTTCAGCCAGACAAAAGTGTTCAAGAGTTAGTTAATTTAGGAATAACTCCTGATAACTCTAATGTTAAAGATAGAGAATATTATAAAGGTATACCAGAAATACAAGAGGCGTTTAAAAACGATAGAGGAGAATTTGATAATCAAAAATTCGACACATATTATAAAGACGTTTTAGACTTATATAATCGTGCAGATGAAGCTAATTTAGCAAGTACTGCTATGGATTCATTTACATATGATCCTGCAGATTATTTTGCACCTCTCGGCGGTGATGTACTGGATGTTAGTTCAAGATTAGTTAAATTCTCTAATCCTGAAAGAAGAAGTCGAGGTATAGTTAATCTATATGAAACTTCTGGTCCAACTATGTCTATACGTGAAGTAGCTCAAACCAATAAGATATTTAATTATGATACTGGTAAGTTTGAGGATTGAACACCTAATGAATGAGGTGGACTAGGTGCTATAGCTCGTCCTACACTTGTATTAGCTCAATGAGATGAAGATGGAACTCATGAAGTAAATGGAAGAACTGTTTCACATAAAGCAGGAGATTTAAAATTTAATAGTGAGGGAGATCCATTTTATGAAACATTAGGAAATAGACCACTTACAGGGAAAGATATTTTACATATCTCTGATACATTAACTGTTGATGGAAGTAAATGGAATAAATATGATTTCTTTGATTCAGATGGATTAGATAAAAGTGTTGGAGGTACCTTAGCAAAGGTTTTATTTAAAGTAGGTCCAATGCTTATTCCATATGTTGGACAAGTATATGGTGGTATGACAGCTGCTGTTGAAATAGGAAAATTATTCCCAGTATTATTTAGAAGTATCGAAGGTATTGCTAAGGGAGATTTAACTAACTCTAAATCAGCACAAACTGCTACCGATATTCAAGCTTGGTTTTCTAGATTTGATGGAAGTGTTTCTGATTATGGAAGAAATAGTTTCTGAAACGTAGAAAATATTGGAAAATTAGTTGAAGATAGCTCAAGACAATTATTTCAACAAAGAGTAATTGGGCAAATACCGAAGTGAATAGTAGGTAAAGAAAATGTTAGTGAAAATACAATTAAATGAGGTAGAGCTTTATCTTTAGCTTATATGGCAGGAACCTCTTCTACAGATGCCTATGATGCGTTTAAGCAAGCTGGAGCATCTGATAGAGTTGCAGGATTAGGAATGCTATCTGTAATGGGAGCAATGTTTGGATTAATGAATAATGACTATTTTAAAGATTTTTGGTTTAAAGGTACATATCTCGACCGTACATCTGTAAAAGGAGTTATTAAAGACGTTGCTGAAAAAGTAACTAATGAAAACATCAACAAAGGAGTTGTTTCTCCCAAAGCTGCTGCAAATTGGGTAATGAAAACTAAAAACCAAATTCAGCAGCGAATATCCAAAATGAAACCTGGAAATATTTTATATGATAGTTTCAATGAAGGTTCTGAAGAAGTAATGGAAGAGGTTTCATCCGACATAATAAAAGGATTTTATTCAGCTTTAAACGCACTGGGTATTATTGATGAGGATAAACAACTCGATTTTGGTATAAGTACAGAAGAAGCGTTTGCACGTTATACTTCTGCATTTATGGGAGGTGCTATTGGTGGTGCTGTATTTAGTTTACATGAAAAATGAGATTCAAGAATTAATTCTATAAATGATGAGGCAATTCAAAAACCTAATGATTCTTTACAAGAAATTATATACTTAATAAGAAATGGCAAAACCTCTGATTTAAAAAGAGAATTAACAAGATTACGTGATAAAGGAGCTCTTGGAAGTAGAAATCTTTCAGGTAAATCGTTTGAACTTATTAAAGATCCTGACGGATATAAAATTAATTACGAATCTGCAAAAGAAGGAGAATCTCAGAACGATATTATTTATAACCAAATTAATAGTTACATCGATAGGATTGATAGTATTATCAATGAAGAGGGACTAAACATTTCTGATGAAGAGTTACAAGCATTATCAGCTATGACTGGTATTAATGTAACTGAAAATTTAGCTAAGAATATTCAGAGAGAAAGCCTTAAAAATCAGTTAATTGAAACTGGAGTTTATAGTAAAATATTCTCTGATTGGAATGATCTTACAGAAGATATCTTAAAAACTAAAGTAGCTTTAGAATCTAAGATTACTCCTACTGAACTTGAGCCTAAAACTCCTAAAGATGTGGATAACAAAATAGCAGCAGCTCAAAATGATGTAGAATTTCAAAGACTAAAAGCAAAACTTGATGATTTAAGAGCAAGACGTGATAAAATAGTCTCTGGAGAACTTAATGACTATTATTTTGGGCAAGCAAGATTTGCAGCTACTCCTGCATTAGCAACTGCTTTTGTTGATGACTTAGGTATTCATAATTTTACCAAAGTTCGATATCAGAAAGACTTCGATCAATTAACATCTGATGAAAAAGTTGTGATTAAAGAAGAATATGAAAAATATTCTAAATCAACTGAGAAAACAAAGGTGTTTGCTGCGTATGATTTATTTAATAGTCTAAATGAATCTATTGCACAAGATTTAGTAGCTGTATCTCAAAAAACTGTAGACTTAAGTAAAGCTTATGCTCCAGGTGAAACTATTCAAACTAATCGTATTAAAAACATTGATAAAGAAATTGCTAATCTAAAGGCACAAATAGATGAAGCTATTTCTAAACTTCCCGAAGGAGTTGAAATTAATGAAGAAGTATCTGAACTTCAAACTAAATTACAATTAACTGAAAACTACAAAGATTTCTTAGTTAAAAGACATGAATTTGGATTAACTCAGGAGCTGAGTGAAGAAGGTAGAAAAGTATTAGCTAGACCAGATACATTTATAGCTGATAATGAAGCTGCCTTAAATACATATGCAAATAGCTATATTGACTTCTTAAACTATTTAAAGACCAATTCTTTATATACTGATGTAACAGATGTAGACCTTGTTGCATTAATGAAGAGTTATTTTTATGTAAATGGATTTACTGAAGGAATTGCTGCAGCTAATTGAGAAAAAGCTATTAATACATATATAGAAAGAACAGAAGGTGATAGTGTAGGATATGAGTCAATGACTCTTGGAATTGCAAATGACTTAGCTGTTTTTCAAGATATTGTATCAAAAGGAGATATAAATCAAATTAAAACTGCATATCAAAATCTTTTACAAAGTGATGGATTAGTAAATTTATCAGACTTTTTAGGACAAAGTGCAGATGAAATATTAGCTGGAATTATTCCGAGAATATCTGGAAGAACGTTTATTGATTTTATTAATGAGGTTTCAGATCTTAAATCTGAAATTAAGGTATCCCCTGCATATGAGTTATTAGAAAAATTTGCAGTATCTACTAATGGAATTAGTCAAAATATTGTTAATTTGATTGTAAAAGAGTATAATAGTTACCTTAATAGTGATTCATTAGAGGATTATATTATTAATAATAAGGATGCTTTAACTAGACTTAAAGAAACCAGTAGATTTATTGATATTTTAAATTCTCTTGTTATTGCTTCTATAGACGGAGGATATAATACTCAAATTAATAAGTTCAAGAAAAAATTAGCTAAAGATCTGCTTGCAGAAATTGATACAGAAACTGCAGTTAATATGTCTTCAGATCTTAAAGCAATTAAGGTTAGACTTGATACATTAATAAATATTGCAGAAAATAATAATGCACAAAAAATTAGAGAACAGAAAGATATTGCTATTAATATGAGACAGAGATTTACAAATCTGTTACTTAATAATGAAAATTCTGTAATCAAAGATAAGTTTGCATCATTATTTAACTTAGATCTTAACCAATTAATTGCTGAATCAGATTTTCCATCAGGAGAAATTAAGGAGAGTAATTTTAAAGAATTTGAAGAGGCTTCTATTAGATTAGAAACCAAAATCTATCAACTTATAGATGATCAAAAATTATCTAATAGCGAAATAGTTGACCGCATCACTTCACTATTCGAACCAACTTCTTTAATTACAGCAAGACCTACTAAGCTTGCTAGAGATACTGAAGCGATTACTGATTATGATCAGGCAGTTTATTTATTGTCTTTAATTGCATATCCTTCTGCAAATTTCTATAACAACTTAAAAACTGTTATTACTGATGAATCATTTAATAAAGCTCCAATTTTTTCTCAAGAATATGCAATTAGATTAATACACGCAACATCTGAAAGAAAAGATTTATTTAATGAATTTGTTAAATATTTATCTGCAAAAGCAAAAGCTACATCAGATGATAGCTATATACAGAATAAAAGTCAGTTATTAAACTTTATTGCAACATTTGGAGGAGCAGGTACAGGTAAAACACAAGGTGTAGCTTATGTGCTACATAAAATGATGCCTGCATATAAAATTGTAACTGTAGCTCCAACAAGAAAACAAACAGATCGATTATCTGCAGCAATTGAGCATGACGGTTTATCATATACGAAAGCAGAATTAATTGAACAGATTCTGGGAAAACAAATTTCTGAATCAGATATTAATAAAATTGTTGGAAGTGATGAAATACCTACATATACTCTTAAGGATTTAAAATTAAATCCAGCTACAATGTTTGCAGAAACTGAGAATAGAATCATATTTATTGATGAAATTAGTCAGTTTTCTAAAATCGATCTTGAATTAATTACAAGATGAGCAAATAAAAATAATATTTTAATTGTTGGATTAGGAGATTATAAACAAAATTCAGCTTATATTTTCTATGAAAATGCAAGGAGAAATTTAGGAATTGAAGATACTTATTTTACACGTACTCCAAATTTAACTGCTCCATTACGTCCAAATAATATTGCAAAATATGATAACTATACTATTTTAAATAGCATATTAGATCAAACTTGAGATAAATACTATGATAATCCAAGTATGCTTGAAAGTGAGATTGATTTACTAACAAAACAGATATTATCTGAAAATAGTATTAAACTTAAATATTTTGAAACTACTGAAACGTTTGGTGGAGAGAAATTTATTAATAGTTCAGATGAAGTACCTAAAATAGTAGAAAAGTTATCTAAATTATCTAGTGATATTGCAATTATAACTGATAATCCTGCTAAATATACCGCTATTAATAATGTTAAAGTGGTAGGATTAGATAGCGTTCAAGGTGATGAATTTGAATTTGCAATCATAGACAAGAGTTGGAAAGATACGAGTGGAAAACACTATTTAACTCTTAAGGATTTATATACATTAACTCAACGTTCTACAAAAGGTACAATTATTGTAGATAACGGGATTAGTCTAGATTTAAAGTTAAACACAATTAATGATATGACTAGTGCAGGAAGTATTGAAGTATCTCCTGAACAAATTAGTGATTTCAAAGACTGAAGAACTAAGTTATTAGAGAATAGTCCTGAATCTATTGATTATGAAGAAGTAAATCCAAATCCAATTGTAGCTGAACCTGTTATACCAACTTCAGAACAAAATATTAAGCCAAGAGTAGAACCTACACCAGAAGCAGAAATAGTTAGTGAATCTCCTAAGGAACCAGTTAGACAAGTTTCTGTAGAACCAGAGACTAAAAATACTGTAGCTGAAGCACAAAGCAAACAAACATTCAATAGTAATACTGGAGAACAACCTCCTGTTACAGATCAAAATCCAGTACATGCTCCTAATGTTGAACAATCTGTTACTCCTCCTGTAGATATACTTGAAGAAGTTCCTCAGAATATAGGAATAACAGATAATCCTTTAAATATTTCTAAATGGAATGATATTGCAGATTTCTATTTAAATAATTTATGAAATTATGATCAAGCTACAGAATCTTCTTTATTTAATATATTAGGAATAAAAGGTAAACTTGCAGCTCCTAAATATATTAGAGCTTTAAATTTAATTGCTGCTTATTTTAAATATGGATATTATAAAAATCCAAGAGAAATTGTACGATTAGGACAAGCTTTAAATAAAGATAGAGCTATGGGTCGTGCTTTTAGTGAACTAGAAACTGCACTAAAAACTAAACCTATTTTTGAAGTAGTTCCATATGATAATGGGCGAAGAGGATTATTAGTAGCAAAAATTCAGATAAAAGATAAAACAGCACAAATTCCTCTATTGTTTACAACTCCAAGATTTGGAATATATACAGGAGATTTTACAATTGGAAGTTATGCTAAGTTTACAAGAGAAGGAGAATTAACAACTGTTGATGTATCTAATTTTAATACAAGTACTTTAAATAAAGGAGGTTTATTCTCTTCTTATGGAAAATTAGTATCTTTAGTAGTACGTAAGTCAGACTGGCAAGATCATATTAAATGAGTAGGAAATACATTTGAAGCAGATTCAAGAAACTATGCGTTTATGTATCAGAATAGAGGAAATACATTTATGTTATTCTCTGCTGATCCATTAGTCAGTCAAAAGGAATTTGAAGCTCACTTAAAAGCACAAGTAGCAGAAGATGGAACTATTTTAAATACTGTTCAAAATGATCCTAGAATTCGATTAATAGGAATAAATAGTGTTGCTTCTTTAGATAATATAATTCATACTGCAATTAATAATGTTAATTTATTTAATGCACAAAGAAAAGCAGGAGACAAAAATGTTAAAGTTAGAAATAATCTTAATAGAGAAAGAGCTGGACAATTAATTTCACTTGCATATTTTTCTCCTTATAAGAGTACTATATTATTTAGATTAGGAGCATTACTAAATACACAATCAGGATATACTAATGCAATTAGAGTTACTTATGAAGATAAAGTAGCTCAAGCTGATAGAGGAAATGTTACTGAGAGAATAGTAACTATGGAGAATGGTCAATATGTTGTTAATGGAAAAACTTATTCTGATTTTGATTCTTTATTAAACACTGAATTTGGATCTTTTGATCCTAATCAAATGTTAATGCAAACAGGATATATTAGTAGAGTTGGTAAATTTGAATTTAATGATCCATCATTTATGATATATAATATCTTTGCAGACTTTGTTGGAAAAACTGAAAAACTTCAAGAACATATTGAAAACAATCCAAACTTTAAGCAAGGTATTTATGTATTTGATGATGCAGTTAAAGTAGTTCCAGGATCTCAATTCTACTATGAAGTTGATACTGCAAATAAACTATATTCTACAAATGCTTCTAATTTAATAGGAAACGATTTTATTATAGATTATGACAAGATTCAAGTTAATCCTGAAAGAGCTATTCAAGAGGATTTACAACGTCAAAAGATTAATAAAATTAATGAGGCGTTTAAACAGTTTGGAGTAAACAAACAAATTACAAATATAGACTTATTAGAATCAACAGTTAATGATGTTAATAATGAAATATTAAATAAAGTTACTACTCCAAATTATACAATAATTCAAATTGTTGGAGACTCTAGTAATCCTGAAATTGTAATGAAGGAAATAAAGGATGATCTTACTCCTATGCTTAAAAATTTATTTAAACAAGCTTATGGAGAGAATCCAGATGATGTTACAATTATCTCTAGAAATAATTTGAAATTTGTACCATTTTTAGTATCTTTGAACAATAATTCAAAGAATTTTGTACTTGAAAATAAAGATGGAGTTTACTCAATTAGAGAGTTTAATACAATGAATGAATATGTAGAACTTAGAGATTATTTAAATTCTGCAAAGGATCTATATAAATCAAGTCCTAATATTTTAATGTACCTTAAAGCTCTAATGCAAAATACAGAAGTAACTGAAACTATAGCAAGTACATATTATAACGAAGTTAGTACAAATGAAACTCTCAATGAGTTAAGAGAAAATGTACAGAAATACTTAATAGCAAAATTAGAAAATAATGAGTGTTAAATGTGGATATTCTTCAGCATATTATCCATTACTGAAGAACTTACTTAGAGGTGATTCACCAGATTTAAATGCGTTTAAAGTGTTCATAAATGAGCATTTTACAAATCCAGATGAGGTGTTTAATATGTTTGTGAGTGGAGTCTATACAGACTCCGCTCCAACACCTGTATCTGAACCTAAAAAGATTAGTAGTAGATTAGGTATTGAACTTCCTCCCGAAGGATCTTCACCTCAACAATATTATATTGATAATTCAAGACAATATAATAAAATGATTGACGATACAGCAAAAAAGATTATTTCTATGTCTGTATTTGATATTAATTCTGATTCTTTTATAGATGCAAATGCTACTTTAGGAAGTTATTCCAATTTAAATACTGGAATTTTTAAATATAAACAAGAACTTTTATCTATTATTAGTGAGTTCATGGGAAAACCTCTAACTCCTATTAGCATTGACTCAGAACCTAAATCTATTATTAATGTATTTGAAGATACTATAAAAGAATATGAAGCCTACATTAAAAATGCAGGACTTACTCAAGATCAAAAATATTTTAATGCATATAATGCATATGTAACATTAAAAACTTTTGATGATATATTGAGATTATATACTCCATTTATTTCTATTAAACCAGAATATAAAAATAGTTCAACTTATGCTGTAGGACGTTATAATTATGATGGTCCGAATGTTACACACTATACTGGTTTTAGTAATAATGAATTTATGGGAGCTGAAGAATCCGTCAGTGACCTCGCAAAAATTTTACTTTCATATTTTCCTGAAGTTAATGAAGATGGTGTTATTATAGAAAATACAGCTATTACTTTATCTGGGTTTAATTCAGCTATGGGTAAAGTAAAGTTATTCATGGAAGAAAGTGTTGACCCTGAAATAGTTGACGAAATAGCTAAAGAGGGCAATATGGATATGAGTAAAATTATTGGAAAATATTTAAATGCACTAGCAACTAAGTCTGTAGCACCAGAACATACAACTTACTTACAAAATAAGTTAAGAGGTATTGCTAAGTTTATCTATTCAGATAAAATGGCTACTCCAATTAAACAAATGTATACACATCTAATGAATAAGACAGTATTGTCAAGTTATATTAGTTATGGTAAAGACAACTTAACTGGAGAATTAACTGGTAAGAATTTAACTGATAGACCTGTACAAATACAGAGATATTTTCTTACAGATATTATTAAAGCTGCAAGTACTTACTGAATTGATAATAAAACTAACTTCCAAAATAAGTTAGGAAAATATGATATTAATATTATTGGAACTAATATTAGTATTACAGAAGGCAGTAATACTTTAAATTTAAAATATAATCCTGATACTGGAGAAATTAATTCTGCAGGAATAATATCTGATACTTTAATGGACGATTTACTTATGGATTTTGCTTCATTTTTAGTAGCAGATGATTTTAATCAAGTTGCAGAACAAGTGTTCCCAAGAGAAAAAAATGTAAATAAAATTACATTATTAACTCCAATATTAGGTAGTATTTTATATAGTGCCAACTCAGGTCAAATTATTGATATAGGCAAAAATGGTTTCTTTGGACAAGCAAATGATTTGGCAAAAGTCTTAAGTGTTACTAATGGTTCTGATACAATTAATGTTATTAAGAATGCGGAAGGTAATAATTTACCATTATATCAAATGGTTTGTTTAGCGTATTCTCATAAGAAAATGAGTCAATATTTACATGATGAACTTGGATGAGGATCTGATACAGTAATGAGTGATAATGCTGTATTTAATAATATTCAACGTATTAAAAATCCAAAGATTCGAGCAGAAGTAACTATTGGAGATTATACTAAACAATCGAGTAATCTTACTGAAGATGAAGTAATGCACCTTGCAATAGTATATGATTTCTTTGAAGGATTAACTTCAAGTAAATCTGTTTCTGAGCAGGGTGGAAAGGTAAACGGAGTAATTGGATTGCAATCAACAGTTTATTCAGATAAAAATAAACATTTTGTAATGCAATTCGATTTAAGTCAAAATTGAGATTTTAAAGATCTAGGTTCAATTAACTTTAAGGAGGTTTTAGAGAAATATTATTCTAGCAAGAATATATCTGATTTAGAACCTATTATGAATATTTGATTTAAAACAAATCAAAGTCAGTATACGAACTTAATTAATAAAATCTTAAACGACTATACTCAAGCGATAGGTAAAGAATTTAAGACTATAAGTGATCTAAAAGAATATATTGCAAAAACAAAACTTGCAGATATTAAGCAAAAATTTAGAGACAATGGATTAGAATTTATTGAAGAAATTCATATATCTAAAGATCCATATACTAAGAAAAATGTCTTTAATGAAACCCTTGAAAATCTTTATAATATCTTTAGTGAAAGAAATCAATTTAATGAGTTTATTAATTATCAATTAAACAGATTTCTTGAAGATAGTTCAAAAGCTTGAGAGAGTATATCTTCTGACAAAAATGTATATAAGGCATTTTCTGCTAGAAAATGAAGTAACTGAATTTCTGAAAGAACTATTGAAACTGTTGATGAAAATGATGAGCCAATATCATATACAGTTCCTTATGTAACAATACATGATAAGGATGGTAAATTAAATCCTATGCTTTATTCGTATTTCATTATGGATTCATTTTTAAGTAATGAATATAATAAAATGATGGTTGGAGGAGTTTACGCTCACCCAAATAAGAATAAAGAGGTTTCTGCAACAGAAGGATATCTTGAACATAGTTTTGCAAGCAGATGAATTTCTCAGGTAAAACGTATGGTTATTTATGGAGCTACTCATCATTCCTTTGCACAAGGATTAAAAAATGGAGTTGCTCCAAAAGTTAAAATGGCTGTAGTTGGAGATATTGGAGCTGCTGTACAAAATATTTCTGGTATGACTGATAGTGTTGATTCTATGGACGGATCTGGATTTACAAGTCCGTATTTTTCTAGACAACAAAATGTATCACTAATTGATGCTAAAGTAGGTAGAAATAAAAAGACTATTTTAGCAGATATGAATGGAGAATATGGTTTACCTAAATTATTAAAATGAGCAGAATATGAGATTACAAATGCTAATAGGCGTACATCATGGGGATCAGATATCAAGTTAGAAAATATGTTTAGAAAAATGCATAATTTACTATTTGATCCTAGTGTAACAATCGTTTATGACAAAGTATTTGATAATCTCTTCTATAGAGAACCTGATAACCAAACTTATTGGAAAATAAATCATGTAGTTATTAATAATAATGTAGCTCAAGTAGAACGTATTGAAACCGATATATTTGGTAATATAATTGGAGAAAATAGTATACTCGATACAGATATTAAAATTAGTAGTATATATGATTTAGATCAAATATTTGGTGGAGCATGATCAATGGAATACAATGATACCATGAAACAATTATATTGATCAGAAAATAATTTAGATATTGTTAATGATATTATTAATGATAATAATCTAAAGGATTATATGATTGGGTATCTTGTAAATAAATCTGCTATTAAAGTAGGAGCTTCTAATGTTAATGGTGATGATATTTGAACTAATGATTCTGATTTATGGTTTACTACAATGTCAACTAAGTTTGGAGGAGTTCAGATGAATGCAGATCATGAACTTGATGAAGCAGAAGTTACTGAAATGACTCAGATGATTAGTGCTCTTGAACAAAATGGATTTACACACGATTTAGCAACAAAAGTATATCAAGAAATTGGTAAATTATGTCATGATGCTATTGCAGAAATTCATGAAGTTCTTGAAACAGGAGACCAACAAGCCTTATATGAAATTTATGGTAAAGCTTTAGTTAAAGCTTTTCAAACAAATAATAAAGATACTTTAGGACTCGCACAATCTTTTATAAAACTTGCGCAACAAAGTTTTAATGAAAAGAAAATTGATTATAAAATTCCTTTTAGTGCAGGTACTATTAATGGTATCTTTAACTCAACAGTTACATCTTCTTTAGTAAAAGATGCAATTAGACGTCATTATGATGGTGTTGCATCTGTATTAAATCCATCATATGGAATACAACAGTATTTTAACTGAGGAGGATATAACTATAACTACGATGAACTTTTAGATTTAGTAAGAAAGGTAGGTAGAGCTACAGATCCTCGTCTTGCAGATTTAACTGTTAATGAAGCAATGCAAGGTCCTTTTGTTACTCGTAATGGAGAAAATCTTATTAACCCATTTGTTACAGAACTTACTGCTGAAAATCCTATCGATTTTGAAGACACATTAGTAGTTTATAATGATCCGATGTTTAATGGAGAAGAACCTTTATTAAATGAGGAAGGACAGAGACTATATCAAGGATATATGGGAAAGGTTACTACTGATATGTATGATATTGTTAAAATTGACAATTATTCAAAATACGATTGGTATAAAAACTTAGATAAACGATATGCACAAAGATTATCTTTACGTCCAAAAAATCTTAAAGGTTCTGATACAATATTTATTATTGAGGGAGAAAAACATAGTATTTTTGAAGGAGATATAACTCGTGCATTACATTATCTTAATGGAACCTCTAGTACTACTGTAGAATCTCTATATGATGAATTAAGATCTAATATTAAAAAGGAACTTGGGCTTAAAGGAAAACCTGAAAAAGATTTAACCCCTGAGCAACTAGAATGAGTTAATATTATTACTACAGAGAGAATAGCTCTAATTCGTAGAGCAGCAGGAACATTAATTCCTAGTGCGGGAGAAATCGATATTGACTTTATAGAAAACTCGTTACATAAATCTCAGCAAAAATTATTAAATGATTTAGCTGATGGTAAGATGATCCAATGAAAAGGTATATACGTACAACCTGAATCTGTACAAGTAATTCCTGCCCAGATTATTATGGGTAAATTATACGCTAAACAATTAGGTCTATTACCAGGAGATTCTATAGCTAAAATTAAGCAAAGAGGAGCTGAGTTCTTTAAAGAGAGAATTCAAGGTTATTATAACAACGATAATCCTGATCCTGAATCTTATGATATAGTATTATTTGATGGAACTGGAAAAAAACTTTATGTAAAAATTGGAGACCAAAATCTGAATAATTTATATAAAGATACTTTAACTCCAAATGGAGATTTTACTATAGTTGATAATTCTGTTTACTACAATGGAAAAGAAGTAGCATCTGCAGAAGGTAAGAAGTTCTATAAATATACTGATACTGCAGGAAATACACACGATCTAGTAATTGTAGATAACTTTGAAAGATTTTCTGAAATTAATAATTCTAGAATTTATAATAACTATAAGTATAACTATACATTATCTAATTATGAAAATTTAATTGTAAATCAATTTACATCAGATAATGTTACTTTATCATATTATGATGATTTTGGAGATGTAAAAACTAGAGAAATTTTAGATTACAAATCTATAAATCCTCAAGTGCTTATTCAAATGTTAAGTGATAATCAAAATATTAGATTCAGTAATAGAATTATGAAGATCGCTGATAGAAAATATAAAGCATTTGAGCAAAGTTTGAGATTTGTAGGTACGCGAATTCCTTGTCAGTCAATGCAGTCATTCATGCCAATGGAAGTAGTTCTATTTACTGATAGTGACATAAACGAGGTCTACGTACCAACCAATCAGACATGGCTGCAAGGGTCTGATTATGATATTGATAAAGTTTATATATTAGGTTATTCTATTTCTAATAATGGAGAATTACTTACAAATGCAGAAGATCCAAAAATATCTCCATTCTTAAAACAGGATGCTATAAGAAATGCAATTGTAAATGGTGTATTTGATGTAATATTAAGTCCTAAAAATCAGATTAACCTCACAATGCCTATTACAACATCTCACATGCAAGAACTTGCAAGTAAATCTGTATTAGGAGAAAGTGCAAAAATTATGAATCCTTATAATTCTGCTAGTAAATATTTAATGCAAATTCAAAATATGGTTGGTAAAACTGTAATTGGTAATGTTGCTACAGGATTAAAGAGTTTCTTTGCCTTATCTAACTTATATAATACTAGATTTAAACAAGTCTATGACAGTATTGTAAATAGAGATTTTGATACAACTAGACAACTTTTAAGTAGATATTCGTTTATTAAAGGTTCCCAACGCAATGGAGTTGAACAATTAATTACATTGGCAAATGTAGATTTTTCTATGTTTGAAAATGATCCAGAATGAATTTCTAAATATGCAGTTCCTGCAGATATTGCAAATAATATTATTCAGCTAATAGACTTCCAAAGAAGACTAACTGATAAGTCTCTTGATATGGGAGAACTTTTAAATGCAGCTACTGATCCAATGTAACTTATTGATAATCAATAAGTTAGTATTGTCAGTTAACTCCGTGAATTCAGGGAACGCCCTTAGAGATTTAAATACTAAGCAATTATAGTAATATAATTGTGGCTGAACTAATCACTCAGGTATAGTAACAAGTTTAAATATTGGGCAATCCTGATCTAAGCTTCCCAATAGGAAGAAAGAGCATCGACTATCGAAATGCAGAAATGACAGAGTAGAGTAGGATTTAAGTAAATCCGAAGTGCGGAGACCTCATTAAGGTAAGATATAGTCAGAACTTATGGGAAACCATAAGAGAATTTATGGGAACGATAAATTCGAAACACAATTGAATGCTAAGGAATTAATTCTTAAGAAAATTAATGCAGACTCTAATTGGGTTGACCTTTACGTATATAGTTTAATGCTTGGAGAGGATTTAAGAAGAATTGGAGATTTAATGGTATCTGAAGAAGTTACTAAACTTGTATCGGAATATAATACAAATCTTTGAACAGATCCAATTCCAAAAAATAAAATTCATTTCATTGATCAAGCTATTGATGATCCTTCAAGATATGCAGTTTATAAACCAAATGCATCTGAGGCTGATATTAAAAAAGCAAATGAGAGAACTGAAATTTTATTTAAAACATTAAAGAAGAAGGCTAAAGGTGCAGAAGAAATTAGAATTTTAGGTAGGTTATTAAAAATTAATCAAGGACTTCCTACAGATAAATGAGGAAAATATTCTTATATTAAGGGAATTGAAACATTTATTAATGATAAGTTTAAAGATGAAATTGGAGAGAAATTTAATCTACTAAAGTTTGCTGCTAATGAAGAATACAGATTACAACAAATTGATAACTATGAAAAGGTTAAGACTACATTTAATATATTAGATGTTATAGCTAGTGTTCCACACTTCAAAGAAATGTTTAATATTCTAAGTGTTGATAATGAAGTTCTTAATCGATTATCAGTTAGAAATCAAGTTGAATCTATTGTTATAGATGAAACTACTCCTAAAAGAGGAAATAAGTTATCTATGGAAGAATTTAGACAAACTAGAAATAATGTTGATGATTTCTTAATTGATTCGTGAATTAAAACTAAAAATTTAAGTTTTCAAGTTCCAATTAATCAAAAATATAAAGTAGAAAATTCTATTTTAATTAATAAAGATGAAAACTTTATAATTAATCTAGATAATAAGGATAATATTGATTCATTTAGAATGTATATTGAAGATTATATTATTCCTACACTTAAAGAAAAATTACCTGATAATGCATTTATTAAATATTTATGCTTTGGATTAAAAACTGATTCAGAAGGTAAGGAAAGAGGTTTTTATAAACTTCCATTTAATATGATGCAGATAGATAATAGTCAAAAGACTAAAGCTCTTTATGAACAAATCTTACGAGATTTTAATAGTTTAAATAAAGTTACGATTCCTGAATTTGGAGCTCTAAATCCTGTTAATGCCTTCTATTTATATAACTTAATTGTTAATAAAGATGGTTTTGGACAGGCTTCATTAACTCGTTTGTTTGAGGACTTAGTAGCAAGTGGAGATAATTCATTATGGGTTGTTGATTATAATAATTGAATTGACCAACAAAATCCACAAGAACTTGCAAATACGTTCCTAAAACGAGATCCAAATGATAGTATGGCAGAAAGAGCAGAAGTAATACTTATCAATGCCGCAAATGAAAATGTTGAAACTATTGGATTTAAATCTGAAGAAAATACTTCTTTAGATAGAGATTATAACGATTCAACTATAGATACTACTAAACCAATATTAGTATCTAATGGAAATGAGCAATATAGACAAGTAAGATTCAATATTCCTAAAACGGATATATCTGTTGAAGAAGCTTTAAAAATTGCTAAAATTATTGAAGTTGCAGAAACAAAAGCAGATAGAAATAATGAAGAAATTGATTCTTATATTGATTTTGACTATTATAAGGAATGAGGTACAGCTGAAAGTGTAGCAGAGTTATTTGAAGATGAAAAAGTATATAATATAACTAATAAACTAATAAGCGAACATGATATATTAGTAGATGAGTTTGATAACATTAATACATCTTCTAAAAATCTTATATCTAACACTTTAAAACACATCATCTTTAATTCAGGAGCTTTTGTTAGAACTGATCCAAATCAACTCACTTTATTTGACAATGGACCAACCAAATTCTATGACTTAAAAACTCCAATGTCTACTAAGATTACAGAATTAGTAAAAAATGTAAATTCTTTACAAAATGTAAGATTAGTAACAGATCAGGATGTAATTAATGAAGATACTGCAATTAAAAACGCAAAAGGATTTATTAAAGAAGGAATAATTTATATTAATATTGATAGAGCTACAGATGATACTCTAATTCATGAGTTCTCACATCTATATTTAGCAGATGCCAGAAATATGCATGCCGAGTCTTATTATAAGATTTTAGGTAATATACAAGATACTGAATTATGAAATAGAATGCGACAAAATCCTTATTATAGAAATAAGAAAGGATCTGACTTTGATGAAGAAGTTTTAGCAACTATGATTACAGACTATTATAATGGATATATTAAATCTGATGCAGAATTAGAAATTATAGATGAAATTCTTTCAATTGCTAATCCTGAACTTAAAGCTATTATTAATAGTGGAGAAATCATGCCATTCTATGATAGTTTTATTCATGGAAACTATAAACTTAGTCAAAAAGTAGCTACAGTCAAGAATAAATTAATGAATGATGATATTATAAAAGAAGATTGTAAATAATGGCAAGAAATTGTACATACGAAATTACGATAAACGGTGAAAAGAAAGTGTTCAACTCCGAAATGGAGTTGGACACGTTTCTTGACAACTACGTTCAAAATATGGTAGTTGATAATGTTGATGCAACACTACAAGTAGATCAACAACAAGTCACTGTAGATAAAATAAGTGAAGCTATAAAAAAATATAAATCACTTGCTACAGAGTTTGAAATAACAAATGAAGACGGAGAAAAGGAAATTGCTCTAAAATTAGATAAATCAATGGGTGTTACTAAGTTCCTTACAACCTATGGAGATCCTTTTGATTTAGCTAAAGTATTAGTTACAAAATTTAATCTTGAAGAGTATCTGAAAAGAGAAAAAGAAAGACTAATGAAAAAAGGCATGACTTCGAACGAAGCAGATAAATATTTGGAGGATCTACAAAAGAGTTGAACTCAACTAACCGATTATGGTACAGAAGTACATAAACTTTTTGAATCTGTAATTAATCCTGAAATAGAATATACTCCAAAATTATTAAATGAAGAGCAAGTATCATTGTTACAAAACCAATTAAGAGATTTTATAGAAGACACTAAAGAAAAATTTGGAAGAGACTGTAAATTCATTACTGAAATACCAATTGTTTCTGAAGATATAGCTGAACCTTATAAAGCAGCAGGATTAAATTCAATTAATGGTAGAATTGACTTATTAATTGTAGATAAAAATGGTAATGCTCATATTCGAGATTTTAAAGTATCTCGAAAAGCAGTAGGAGCTTGAGATGAAACTAGAAATGCATTATTAAATAATGTATGAGCTTCTACTAAAAAATTAGGTGCAGCATATCAGTTAAACTTCTATAAAGCTATGTTAGAACAACAAGGTATTAATGTAGCTACAGTAGGAATTATTCCTGTTAAACTTGATATTGATTATAAAAAAGATAATTCAGGAAATGATAATTTATCTCAAATTGATAATTTATCGAGTGTATACATTGATTCTGATAATATTATAGTAAATCCATCTAATACAATTGGAAAATATTATGATAGAGTTAGAGAAATTATTCCTATTAGACGTTTAACAGATTCATTTGATATTATTAAAACTATTGAAGAACCTATGAGTAAGTTCTTTCCTAATTATGAACTATCTTCAAAAGTTCAAAGAAAGAACGCAAACTTTAAGTTTTATAAAGAAAAAATCGTTCAATATATTAGTTCTTCTGACCCTGAAGCAGGCTATGGAAAATATAGATTCTGAAATGAATATAAAACTAAAGATCCTGCAAAAAGTAAATGAGAATATGCCCAAACAGAAGAAGAGCTTGATAAAAAGTTAGAGAATTATATAAGAAGTATTAATGAACGACGTGGAAATGAGTTAGCTGATATTGCTCAGGACATTATTAATGTTCAACAGGGATCAATGGATATTAGTGATATTGCAAAAGATAATCCATATAAAGGAGACTTTTTACGTAGGCATATTGAAAAATATATTGAAGGAGAATGGCAATTTGAAAATAATCCATCATTTATTTCCGCAGGTTTATTAGTATTTACAAAAAATAAAGTATTAGAAATAGTATCTATTACAAATAATGTTACTCATCAAACAGTTAAACTTGAAAAGGGAACAAATATTTTAGGTTCAACAATAGCTAATCGAGATATTGATGAACATAAAATAATGTCTGCAACAAATGGAAATATTGACTTAATTAAGGTAATGGCATTACTAAATAGTGATGCTATTAAATATGAAAACTATCGAATTAATAAAATTGAAAGTATTAATATTTGGCAACAAACTGGTTCAGAACAATATTTTGATAAGTTATATGATAACTTTGTAGAATTATGTAGAATACATAATGTTCCTATAAATCTTAAGAGATCAAATTTTAGTTCAACTATTGAATCTGTAGTAAGTACAATCACTGATATATGTGGTCCTGAAAAACTAAAACATATTGGAAATTGAGCTATTACATTTAGTGCTGATGATATTGTTAAAGGTGGAGAATTTCTAAAAAATAGAATGGAAGAACTTAGGAAACTTGATAATGCTCAGGGATTGCGTAAAGCAATACACACTGGACAATGAAATTTTGATGATCCTTTACAAACTTCTTATATGTTACTTGGAAAAGCTCTTAATAAAGTAAGAGGATATGAAGTATACATTGAACCAGATCCTGCAAAATGAGTTAGTGTAACAGGTAGTTTTCATACAGGAATAAATATTACAAGTATTAACAATGCACCTTCATTAACAGCTCAAGAAGTTGGACGAATAGTTGCGGTAACAGAGACTAAGATACGTCGACAAGAATTAGCTTGGGATTCTAAGATTAGAAAAGTATTTAAGGAATTTTATAAATTTAAAGATCAAAATCGTTTAATAGGTGGAGAAGTAAAATATTTTGATAATCTATTTAGAAGAGACGAAAATGGTAATATTACAAAAGAGTTTATGTTAAAAGACGTTAATGATAGTTCTTTAGCTAAAGAAGAAAAAGCATTAATAAAAACATTTACAGAAATTGTAAACCAACTTCGTTTTGAAGGAAATCCTGGACGTTATCAACAAGCAATAGAAGATGGAACTTATTATCAAGTTCCTGTAGCTATTGGTTCTATGAAATCTCAATTCCATAATAAAGGTTTTAAAGAAGGTCTTAAGATGGAGTATCAAAAAGTTACTAATATGTTAAGACTATTTGAGGAACAAATGAAGGATTTTGATCTTGCTAAAGATGCACAAAGAGTATATAACAAATTTAAAATTGGAAATGATACTCGAGAGCAGATTATATCAAATCACGGAATAAATAGTCTTGAAACTCAACTTGAAGATTTGTTAAGAAGCTATATTCATGCATATGTTGCAGAAGCAGAATACAATGATATTATTCCTCAAATTCAAGGAATTAAAATAGCATTACAGTATAATCAAGCAATGTATGGACAAGAAGCAGAAAACTTACTTGAATTTCTTGATAAGTATCTAACAGTTAATATCTATAATAAACCTATTATGGATAAAGGTTTACAACCTGTTTATAAAACTTTAGCTGCAATTAAGAAATTTACTACTGCTACTGCTTTAGGTCTTAACTTAAGATCTGGACTTCGAGAAATGATGCAAGGTATGTGAATTCATATTAGTAGAGCTATGACAAATGCTTATGGAAAAGATCAATTTTCTGGAAAGGATTTAGCTGAAGCTTGAGGAATTATCTTTAAAGATAGTCCGAAGCGTATTGCTACTTTAACAAAAGTTGAAGCTTTAAATGCAGACTTTGGTATGGCTAACATGGACGCCGACATAGTTCAAAAAGAACTTAGTCAATCTCGTAATGGTATTAAGAACTTTAATTCTGATATGTTATATGTTTGCAATAGAGCTCCTGATGTATATCATAGAATGGGCTTATTAATTGCAAAAATGATTCATGATGGATGCTGAGAAGCATATAGTTTAAATTCAGATGATGAATTAGTATATGACTTTAAAAAGGATAAACGTTTTGACGTATTTACTGCTGCAGGAGCTGATGTAAATTCTGAAGCCTATAAAAAACAAGAAGGATTATATGAAGCTTATAGACAGCAATTTAATCAAGAAGGGTGAAATATTGAAAAAGGACAGCCGTTACCTAGAGCCTATACTGTTAGAGAAGCAACTAGTATTAAATCTTTTGCAGAACTTTGTTTTGGACACTATGATAAAAATACTCAGATGCTTGCTAAAAGTATGTTCATGGGAGCTATGATGCTACAATTCCGTACATTCCTTTCTGCTAAACTTGAACAATGGATTCTTAAACCTGGAACTTATGATCAAGGTAAATTTGTAGAAAAATTTGATGAAAATGGAGTTCGCTATGTAATGATTCAATCAATAGGAGAAAATGGGTTACCTACTACAAGAGTTGATCTTGAAACTAATGTTAAAGAAGGAGAAACAGCTACTCCTTATGTAGAATGGCAAGGAAGATTTATTGAAGGTATTGCTTATTCTATGATTGACTTTGCAAAAGCTATAGGTAAAATGGATTATAATGAATTTAAAGCATTATGAGCTAATCCAACTAAAAAGGCTAATTTTTATTTATTCTTGACTGATTTAATATTTATGAGTCTAATAATGTGGATGATATATGCAGTTTTTCTATCAGGAGAAACTAAAGAAGAATTAGGAGCATTAGGACACTTAGGAGCTATGGCTTTATATACATCATTCCAAGATGGCCCAATTCAGAATATTGTTGCACAATTTGCAGGAGACTTAAACCCACCTGCATACTCTATTATTAAGAATATTGTAAATCAGAGTACAGCTGTTATTACTGGAGATAAAAATCTCTGAGAAGGAGCTACAAGTACATTTGGATTTATGAGTGATCTTAAATATATCGGAGATAAATTAGATTAAAAAAAATAACCTCTATCCGCATAAGCAGATAGAGGCAAAAGAAAATCCCCTTACTCGCAATTAAGCAAGTAAGGGGATTTTTCATAGAAGTAAAACAATTTATTTTTAAAGATCAACACCTGGTAATATTATATTTTCGCTCTTAGAGTAATCAATAAATATATGCCAAACAAAGTTTCCGTTTTCGGTTATACATGAACCAATATATAATTTATTACTAGCATCAAAAGTTTGCCCAGTACCAATTATATAAACATCAACCTCGATTGTTGATTTATCATCTGTATCTATTATAGCTCAAATTGTAGGTGTATTTCTTTGGCTATCAACATATAAAATTTCTGCACTACTAGGTAACTTAATCGTTTGAAGATAAGTAAATTCTAGAGGATATTTATATATAATTTTATTCATTATTTCTTAGCTTTTTTACCACCATTACAAATAGTACAAGTAGAAGTACCTGATTTTTCTCCAATATTAAAAACCCGAATAAATTTTCCGTACTTTTCATCTTGAAACTTATGTGTAATCTTATTATCTGCGCAGTTTTTACAGAACTTAATTTCAGTAGCCATATACAATATTTTTACATTTATTAAATAATTCTTTTAATGTACCATTATTTACTAACGATATATCAAATTTATGTTTTTTATAAAGAGCATCTAATTCTCTTTCTGAAGAATGTAAACCTATACTACAACCTTTTCTTGTTACATGAATAATAAAGGCATTGTATTCTTTTACTACTTCGTTTTCAATTGCAAATCTTTGATCTGCAATTATAATATTATTTTTATTTCCACTTTGAAGTGTTGAATATATCCATAATTTATCTCCAAAATATTTACGCATTATATCTGTACCAAAATATTGTAATATTTGTCTAATAGATAAATTATATTCTATAGCTAAATTTCTATTTTCTTTTTTTAATTCTCTAGCGAATACTTTATCTGTAGGTTCATTTCCAAAAGTTCTTACTCTACTATCGTAAAGTAAAAACTTCTGAAAATCAAAATGATAATATTCTTTAAATTCTCTATCATCAAACTTGCTCTTATCTACATTCATCATGATAGATAACATTTCTTTTAATTTATCTGCATAATGTACTATCTTTCAATGCTTTGAAATCATAAACGGTACAGGAGTAAAATTTAATGCAGAAGCAATATTATAAGAATGTAAACAAGTTGGAGTATTTAATAAATAGTTTAGATATTTAGCAACTTCATCTTTTCCACTTCCTTTAAAACCTTGAATAGCTATTATATTTTTCACTTATTCTAATGTAAAATCGAAGTTCATAGGTATAGCATCAAGTTGCGACTTATGTTCAGCCCATTTCTTTTCAAAACTTTTCTTGAGTTTGTCTATAACTATCTTTCTAGCCTTTTCTTTATCTGCATCATTTGTACTACTTTTATAAAGTTTATTTATAATATTATCAGTAATACCACTATAAACCTCTCTTTCAGAAATTCCTAATGTATTTAAAATTTGTTGAAATCCTACACTTTTAAAAGCAGAATTACTTGTAATAGTATTCCAGTTACTCATAAGTAGAATACCTACAGAACAAGCTGAATCTGGAATATTATATCCAGAGAGTAATTTAATACCCATACCTACAACAGTAGGATCTTGAGAGCCTAACATTCCAGATAAAGATTTAAGATCGTCCTCTGTAAGATCAGACAAATTATTACTTACAAATTTATCTAATTCTGTATCATATATTACTTTCATATAATTATTTAAAATATTATTAACTTGCTCATACTCTGAATTATCTGTAAAGAAACAGCATTTACCTGAATAAAATAATGTACAGTCTGCAGGAATAATTCCTTCAGACATTATAGCTGAAGCAAACTGTTCAAGAGGATCTGAAGAGCTAGTATTTATCGCTTTATTAATAAAGTTGTTTAAGTCTTTACTACTGCTGCTTTGATAACAAGCTCCAGGTTTATGATCAATTAGATAATAAGTATCTTCTGATGGAGAATAATATAATTTAATGTTTTTATCCCTTGGAGCACCTCCTGAACTATATTGAGGCGTATATACACTATATTTTACTTTTGGCAGTATACAAACATCTGCTTTTGCAGCAGTTAAACTACGTTTTATAGTAGTAGCTTCGCTTAGTTTAAATCGAGGATATTTAGATTTAGGATCAAAATATACTCTTTTTACTCCAGTTAGACTTGTTAAAGTTTTAGAAGAAATGATAGTTTCTATACTATCATTATCTCCTAAATACATACCAAATACTTTTTCTGCACAAAAAGGACTAGTATAATAACAATCGTCTCCAATATGTTTTTTACTCCCATTAATATCATAAACAACAATCATATCTGCAAGACAAGTATTACTTATGTTATTACTATAATAGGAACTGTTACTACTATTTCCTTGTCTTCTATAATAGTCGCAAACAACTATTCTTAATTTTGTATTACTTAAATTAAATAACATATTATATTAACTTTCTAGCTACTTTAGGATTCAATAATAATTTATTACATCTTGTAGGATGATTTTTTTGGAGAGTTTTAATTAAACTGAAAATCAAATCCTCAGAAAATAACATCTTATCATGCTCAATAATCTTAAGAATTCTATCAACAGCTACCTCTGTTTTACTACCTTTTGTATCAAAATATAGATTTACAAAATTACAGAACCGAGTTGTTAAAACTGCAGCAATATCTGCACGATAGTTAGTACCATCATATACTTGTTTTGCTAATTCTCCTTTAACATAATCCCAATCTTTATTTAACATTGTATCTGGGTCCATTAATTTATCTAACTTATTAGCAATAAATGTAGTAAATAAGTTTCCAATAACGTTTTCTTCAGAAGTAAAACAACCTTGAGCAATATTAAGAATTAAACCTAAAGTATTAGTATCTGACCAATCTTTAAAACCTGAAATAGTATTAGCAAAAGTTACTAAACTTCGAGGATTAACTTTTTGTACTCCTCCCTCCTTGTTCATAATCTCAGGATAAGAAAGAACGAAATTGATAAAACGTCCATCAATTCCTTCCTTTTCTGCCCAACGAGCCCATACATCTTTATCGAAACCTAATTCAAAACTAATGTACCGAGTCTTTTGAGCATTATCCATAGAGTTAACGTTATAATCTCCATTATCTGGATTAGAAGTTAATATAATAGTACAATTAGGAGGTAATGACCAACTTATATATTCGCCTCTGTCCACCAACTCCATGGTAGCTTGTATAAATCTAGGCATTATTGTTATCGTATAGGCTCTTTATCCTATACTTCTACGTCTTTTCTTAGGTTATAACGTAGTTCAGACTATATCATCACTATATAAATAGTGTAGCGCACTCGTGGTACTTTACTATCCATTCCTGGACTCCATGTACTAGTCGTTGAACTTTCTAATTATTACTAATTAGCTTAGCTGCTGATTGACCTCCTCAGGCTTTTCCAGCAATTCACGCTATTTTATGCGGACCTCTAGATTTTATACTTTCATTTATATCCTCCTGCAGTAAGATTTTTTCTTATAGCGCGAGATATATTACAAATTTTTAGTTCTTTTTCAGCATCTGTTTTAGAATCTCACTCTTTAATAAAAACATTATCAAGTGAATATTGAATAACAGGTATTTTCTTATATTTCTTTTTTAGTTTAGAAAGATTTTCTTTTAATTCAAATGATCATCTATATCCACCAGCAGTATAACTACGATTATTACATACACTACATATTGCAGTAGTATCTTGGTTAGTAGATATAGCTGCATCTGTTATCGATTTATAACTTTGAAGATATTTTCCTTCTAAACTATACTGATATACCATTTTTATATTAACTGGAGAATGTGTCTCATAATATTTCTTTTTAGAGATACTTATTCTATGTTTATATTCTTTATCTCTAATGATATTCTCAGGGTCTAAAATATGATTTATATAAGGTTTAATACTATTTATATAGTATTTTTCTCTACTAATTCTATTTTCCTCAAGACAAGTTTCTATAACTTCAAAATAAATATTATCAATGCCATACTTGTTATACAAATTTTGCATAGTATGATTGTGATGTTTATTTTGTTTTAAAGTAATTAGATGTTGTCTTAATCTATGCTGAATATTTTTTGAACTTCCTATATATTCTTTATCGTGGATCTTTATTTTATAAATTCCACAAACTTTTTTATAAACTTTAATCTTTTGTAATGTTAGTTTTTCCATATTTTTAAATTTATATCAAAGATACTAAATTTATTCAGGGAAACAAAACTTTACAATATATTTTTTAATCCGCACGATTAAAGTCATCAAGAATTAAAATTGTTCCATTAGGATTTTGATTAGTTGGAACCCAAGCTGGAAGAGCATATCCCATTCGAGATATATTATCCTTAATACGATAACCTTCTGCAATATAAGAATCTAAAACGTCTGCAGAAACCCACATACAGTCTTCATCCTTTACTATTACACCGTTTTCTACTAATGGCATTCCCTCATCATCAACTCTAGGACGTTCAGTGCAAACATAGTATTCTTTAATCGGAAATCCAATTAAGTCTCCTAATTCTTCTAATTGAGAGAGATTTAACTTGACACAATCCATTCCTCTTTCCTTAGCTAACTGAATAATAGCTGAAGTTTTTCCTAAACCTGACTCACCTACTACTTCAATTGCAGTAGTCTTTTTATGCTCATTATATAATCGTTTATTATTATCAATAATATAACTAGCTAACGTTTTTAATTCTTCAATATTAATTGTATTTATATTTTTCTTCATATTTTATGGTATAAAAATAGTATGTCCTGGATATTTTTGAGTTTTACACCCATTACTTGTAATAACCCACATCATTTGTCGCATAGGTTTGAATGTGTCTAATGGAGCATAACCATCCGTAAAAAATACTAAAGTAGTATATTTATTTAGATTAGCATTATAATAATCTATTACAGGTTTAAAATCTGTACCTCCTCTACCTGTAATTTTTCCATCAAACTTTCCTTTATATTCGTATATTTTATGAATATCGGCATCACATTCTACAATAGTTACCATAGACCCAGTTTTATATATGTGATAGATCTCACTAAAAAAATCTTGTAATTCTGAATCACTTACAGATCCAGATGTATCAATTCCAACAAGGATGTGTTGTTTATGCTTTACTTTAATTCCTGCACTTCCAACAAATCTATTAGACTCTTTTCGAAGAGATTTTTTTGTATAAGTTTTGAATGAATTTCCTAATAATCTTCGGAAATACATTTTCCAATTAAATATAGGAGGATCTACTTTAAATAATGCATCAATTATTGATTGAAATTCTCTTGGAATACTACCTCTACTTTTAGTAGTAGCTGTAGCTGCTTCTTTTAATTGATGCTCAGTTTGATTTTGCATTAATTTTTTTCCTGCTTCATCAAGGCTCTGATATTCTTTCCAAGACTTATGATCATCAGCTCCTCCACTAATTCCATCAAGACCTTGTGTTGTGCCTCTATTCCCATTACCTGGCCCTTTCTGTCCAGACTGAGAATTTTTCTGTGCATATTTTATTAGCTCTTCATAATAATATTTTGCACCTTTATCCTTTTCTAAGTTTTTTGCTAAATCAGGATATTTGTCTTTTAGTTGATCCCACATATTATCAGGAACATCTTTTATGTATTGATCACAAACTAAATCACAAGCAATATTAAATAATTTATGATCACTAATTCGAAGTTCTGATTCAATAAACATGTGGTTAAAACATATATGAATTAGCTCATGTTTTAATAAACCTAACTGCTGACTGTCAGTTAATTTATCTCAGTAATTAGGATTTATAACTAGTTTAGAATTTACTCCATTTCTAGAAACACAAGCTGTATCTACATATGTATCAGATATTTCTTTATTTAAATTAAGAAGAAAGAGCCCATAAAAGGGCTCTCTAATCATTAATTCTTTACATGCTTTAATGAGTTGCATATCTTATAATTTTA